TATGTTGCGAATTTATTATTAGAACATTAGGTATATTATTTTATCTTTACATTTTTTTTATAAAATATATAATAAAAAATTGATTAATGAAATAAGATATATTACTAAATACAACAATAGAAAAAAAATGTCAGATATTTGCGAAAATAAAAATAATGAAATAATTTGTGCTTGTTGTAAATCATCACTTAACTGCACTGAAGAATTATATATTAAAATTAGCTGTGGTCATGAATATCATTATGATTGTATATATGACGCTTTTATCTTTAATAAAAAGAGAGCTGCACTTATATTAGAGTGTCCATATTGTAGAATTCCTGTATCACATATTCCCGAAAAGGAAGGATATGAATTTGATCTTACTATACATCGGGGTATTATTAATAGGTCCGATGCAATTTGGTCAAAAACACAGTTAGGAAAATATTACTGTCATTATAAATGTGGTGATTTATATTGCAATAAGCATTCAACTCATGGAAAAGAAAAAAAATATTGTTATGCACATAGAAATTTTGAATTTTTGGGTGATGGGTATTGTCCTATAAAAAAAGGTTTAAAATATTGTAATATTTGTTGCCAGGATGATAATAAATATTGTGTTTACCATTCAAAATTTGAAAATGCATTAAAATGTAATTATGTTTATGGAAAAGGAAATAAAAAGGGTCAATTATGTGGTAAAATAACAATTGATAATAACGTAAAATGTAAATTACATAATAAATGTATAGAAACAAATCATAATAAGACATGTATTGCATTATTAAAAAAAGGTAAAAATAAAGGTAATATATGCGGAAAAAAAACTTTAGATGAAACTGATTTTTGCAAATCTCATACCAATTTAGTTAATGATCAAAATATAACAATATTATAATAATCATAGTAAAATAATAATCATACTAAAATAGTAATACATTATATTTACAGATATTACTCAGCTAATCAAATTTTAAATAAATAATTTTAAAATTAAGCCATCAACCGTTTTTTTCTTTCATATTAATATAAAACAATAATGCGTTCACTTAAACAACGTAGTAATCGTCGCAATAATAGTAGAAAACAACAAGGTGGTGATGGAAATCATAACATACAATCCGTTAGTATGCCTATCCAATATTTTAATCCTGAGGCAAAAGTTCCTGCTTACTATCCCGCTGGACATGACATGTTGACTAAACAATATGTTTCTGGTCTTGGACCCATTAACGCTGTCAATACAACTCAACCTAACGCATGCGCTACTGAAATGGGTCCAAGTCTTGCACCATTCAGTCCTTACGAAGATGTTAGTATGATGACTGGTGGTGGTTCTGCATTTAAACAAATTGTTAATCCTTTAACTAATAGAAAAGTAAATGTTAATAGTAAATTAGGACAACAAATTATCAATCAATACATTAAAAATTTACAACAATAAATTACTATTTTAAAAAAAATTAATATTTTATTTTTAATAAAATAAATTATTAATTATCTTAATTTCCTGCATTTGCTTTTATTTTTTCCATAAGTTTATCCTTTTCATTAACTATATGCCGCAATTCTTCTATTTTTTGATGAGATATGTCCCTTTTAGGTTTGACATCTAATGTATAAGTTCTATTATTAAAATATGTTTTTTCTATTTCAAGCAATGATAATACTAAATCATATGTATTATTTTTAAAAATAATTTTTAGTTTTTCATCATCTACAATATCTGATGAAACTTGCTGTCTTAATATTTTGAAATCTTCAGTTATACTTACCATAATATATATATTACTATAATTCTTTATTTTTTAAACTATTACTATCAATTATTGTGTTATTATCTTCAGCTATATTACTATTATGAATGTCAATATCATTATCTACTAATTTATTATCATTTTTTTTATTTACATTCTTACCAAATAATTTAGAAAAATTGTTATTAATAATTTTTATTGAACTATCATAACAAAATTGACTAAATCGATATACAGAACCAAATTTTTCCTGAATTATTACCCCTGTTGCAACACCTAATGTAAAAACTAAATAATTATTTGAAAAAAAATAAGCAACAGCACTTCCTAAAATAAATTCACTATTAATTTTAGACATTTATTATAATTAATATAGTTATTATATTTTTATATATATTTATATATATGCAATCGTTTCGTCAATCTAATCCTGTTGACAATATAAATGAATTAAAAGAAAATATAGAGCTTACACGCGAAAGGCTATTAGAATTAGATAAGCGTTTATATGACCAAATTCCAATTATGTTAGAAATACCACCTATAAGACAGCTCACTATTCTTAATTTAGAATTAATATTAAAATATTTTAATTTACAGATTACTCTAAATGAATTTTTAAATACTAAAATTGGTGATATAGCACTTACTAGTTATTATTTTAAGTTTATTATAGATTTGAATAATAGATATCAATTTAAGATAGAAAAAATGATAGATATACTAAAAAATGAAAAAAAAGAACAATATAGTGAAATTATTGATCTTATAAAAATGTATTCACTACCATTTTATTTTTATGTTTTAGGAATGAATATGCCTAAATTAACAGCTAAGGATATTTGTATCTCTCTCACCAAAGATATTGATAATATTACACTTGACCCAGAAAAAATAAAAGAAAGTTTAAAATCAATGTCTGAAAAAATACAATCACAGATCAATGATATGCAAGATAACGTATCAAATGTTGTAGGTGAAATTAAAATACCAAAAAAGGAAAATAATGATGATGATAGTGAAGAAAAGAAAGGTTCTGTTAAATCAAAATCTACTTCAACTAAAAAAAAACTAAGAAGTGATAATAAATATTCTAATTCACGGAACACATTATTTAATAAAAATAATACAACTCAGTTATTTAATGGTGGAAATAAAAAAAATATTTATAATTCCATTTATGACCCTATTAATAATAAATGGGTAGATACAAAAAGTAATAGGGGAAAAATACTTGTTAATACTTATGTGTCAAATTTAATAAACAATTATTAAGTAAAAAAATCAAAAATATAGTATATCTTAATAATATACCCTATATATAATGAACAATAACACAAATGACCCAAATTTAAAAACATTGGTCGGTAGGACTATAAGTTTTGAAGCTTTACATAATGTTTTTATTAGAGCAAATAGAGTATTTGCAGATGTTTCTGAATTAAATGTCAGTAATAGTATATCAGGTAAAACAATAAAACATAGAATTGATGAAATAAAATCTAAAATATATACAAGTTCTAATAATCCTAAAATTGATGAAACCGATATATTAAAGGGAATAGTTGTATTTGTAGAAGAAACACAACGTCATATTAATACTGTAAGTGAAAGTAGTAATTTATCTGGCACACAAATTGAATTTTCAAAATTAAATACAGATAATCCATATACTGTAGATACAAGTATAGGCTATCAACTACAAAATTCGGAAGGAAATTCTTATGCTAGAACGCAATCTTATAGCAATAATAATGATATTATTCTTAATTTGGAATTACCACCTAAGTTATTGTCACTTAACATTGGGGATAGTGTTAATTTTACTATTATTAATCAAGGCACACATTCACTTATATTAAATGATACTACTGATTATAAAATTATAGGTTTTCCAATGATATATGATGTTACAAGTGCTCAATTTAAAATACATAAAGTAAGCGAAAATAATTATAATGTATATCGTTTAACATAGTTATGTTTAATATTATATTTTTTTAAGGATAATATTAAATATATGGTTGTAAATAAATTTAAATTAATAAACAACATAGCAAAAAAAAATATTGATAATACTTCCAACGAATTAGTGAGTATTACAAATGATAATAATGAACAAATGTGTATAAATAATGAAATAGTCAATAATACTGTTCTAGAAAATAGCAATACAGTTAATGACCAAGATAATACAAAAAAAAAATCAAAAAAAAATCAAAATAATAGTATTAATAATGAATATAGCACAATAAATAATCAAGAATATGATCAATATAATATAACAGGTAATACAACCAATACAATTGGTACAAAGGATACAACGGATACAACCAATACAATTGATACAACGGATACAACCAATACAATTGGTACAAAGGATATAACCAATACAATTGATACAACGGATATAACCAATACAGCGGATACAACGGATACAACCAATACAATTGATACAACGGATACAACCAACCTTATAGATAACGTGATTACAGAACATAATTCTGAACCTGAAGATAGTATAAACCTATTACTATATGAAGAAACTATAGAAAATCAATTTAAAAAAGATAATTACATCAATGAATTGAATTCAATGTTTAATTTAACAAATCAATTTATTGAAAATATGAATTTAAAAAAAAAAAAACAAAGAGAAATATTGAATTTAAATTGCTTAACCAAAAAAGCCTTTTTAGAAAATATAGTTGAAGATAATAATCAATTATGCATTAGAATTACAGAAGATTTAATTAATAATTCTGAAGAGATATTGAAACAAATACCATTTGATATTATTAATAGTTTATTGGCTTATTATGATAAAAAAAGTGATTTAACGGATAAACCTAAAAAGGAATTCAAATTAGATAATGAAAATATATTCACAAATAATAAAAAAATAGAAATAATAGGAAATAGCCGTGTTTTAATATTAAGAAATATATTTAAAAATATTCATAAATTATATTTTGATTTTTTTGATTTTATTCATGATAATTTAGAATTATTTAAACAATCAGTCATAATAGATAATCCAATTGTTGATAACTATAAATATATTTTGTATGATAAATCAAATGTTCATTCTACCAGTTTATACGATATATATAAATCATGGGACAAGACCTTATATGAACAATATAAAATTAACAACATAAATCATAACAAAAGTAAATTAAGTCAATTACAATATTTAAAGGATGGATTTATTACAATTATTATTTGCGTAAGAAATAACTTTGAATATTTAAAACAATCACTTGGAAGTGTTATTTCACAAACAAATAACAACTGGGAAGTTGTTATAGTAAATGATGGTAGTGTAAAATGTATATATCTTGACCAAATTTTTGGTTATGATTTTTATATAGTAAAACCTTATCTAAATAGAATAACTATAATTGAAAATAAAGAATGGAATGGTGTTGTGTATTGCCAAACACAAGCTTTAGATTATGCACATACAGAGTATATAGGTATTCTAGATGCAGACGATAAACTTGATGTTAATTGTATAGAAATTGTACTAGACACATATAACAAGTTTAAAAATAATAAAAATATTTTTGTTTTTACAAATTTTTATCTAACGGATGAAAATTTTAATCCAATATCTTTAGGATTTACAAAAAAACCAAAAAAATCATTATTGCAAGATGGTTTTGCATTAGCATTTAGAACTTTTAAATTACGGGATTATTATCAAACAACTGGATATAATCCAAAATTTAGGTATGGTGGTGAAGATATGGATCTACTATACAAATTAGAAGAAATTGCACAACCTTTTTATGTTAATAAACCTCTTTATTATTATAGAAGATTTGATAAAATAAAAAAAGATTGCAAAAATTTATCTATTTCTAAATATCATAAATATAATTGTCTAATGGCAAAAATAATTAATAGTATTGAGAGATTTGGAAATTGTTTTAAAATACGGATATATAGTAAAATCGCTGAAAATGATATTGAAAATATGATTTATCGTTTATATTCAAAGTATAAAAAAGGTTTAATGTATAAACTTATAGATTTTTATGTAGAATTGTATATAGGTTTTAATTGTGAAGTTTGTCTAGGACATATACCTATCGGCAATATCAATGATATAATGTTAAGACCTTATTTATTAGAATATATTAAAACAAAAAAAAATGAATATCGGGTGTATGTTAAATATAGTTTTCAATATAATTGTTTAACTATTATTGATAAACCTATTGAATTTTCAATTGACGAACATCTTAAGATTAATATTAATAATCTATATGATAAAGTTTTTATTAGTATAAATGATAATATATTAAATATAGACCTTGATAATATTGATGCAGATGAATTACCTGAATATAAGAAATATATATTAGAAAAATTTTATAATGAAGATAATAATTTATCTTTTTTTCATAAATTAAATGTAAATTATAATTCTTTTCATAACATTATTAATTTAAATATTGCTATTAATTAATTTTGTGTGTTTATTTATTATTGAATTCTCGTCTATTCTAACAATAGATAATAGTTTTATAAAATATATAGTTAAATGAGCACAAATAAAGAAATAGATGATCTTAAGGAGTTGTATAATTCAAAAATTATAGAATTAGAAATGAAATACCAAAATAAAATAACAGAACGATATCTAGAAATGGAAAATCAATCCAATAAACGTGTACTTGAAATTAATGAACAATGCACTGAAACAATACTAAATAGTCAAACATTATTAGAAGAAAACTATAAATTAAAATTATTAGAAATTGAAACAACCATTACTAATGGAGTTAATGAAAAAATTAATGAATTTAAAAAAGAAAATGATGCAATTTTATTATTAGAACAAGAAAAACAAAAGCGTCTTTTGGAAAGTGAGTATGCTGAAAAATTTAATAGAGATATTGAAAATTATAAAAATAGTTCAAATCAATTTATGGAAAATAAAGTATTGGATTTAAAAAATGATTTAGAAAAAGACTATTCAAAGCGAATTTTAGAAAAAAATAATGAATTACAATCAGTATACAATAAAAAAATTATTGATAAAAGTAATGAACTAGAGTTATCATATAATAAAAAAATTGTTGATAAGAGTAATGAATTAGAAAAAAATTATACAAAAAAAACAAATGAAAAGATACAAGAATATCAAGATAAAATAAATAATTTTGTTAATCAAAAAACTATTGAAATAGAAGAACTAGTAAATAAAAAATACTATGATAGAAATAACGAATTGGATTTTCAATATAAAGAAAAGAATAATTACTTAGATGAAAAGATTAAAAATATTTTAGATGAACATAATAGTCGTTATCTTGAATTAAAATTAGATTTAGAAAATAATTATAACATTAAAGTTTCTACATTGGAAAAAGATTATAATAAAAGAATAAATGATAAACTATTAGATTTAGATGAAGACTATAAGTTGCGTAAATCACAATTTGATGCTGATTATCATGAAAAAATAAATAGACATATTCTTAAATTAGATGATGAATATAGTAAAAAAAATGATCAATTAGAAGAACTTTTGACTAGTAAAATAACTGAAGATCAACGCGTTATTGAAAAGATTTTGTCATTAGAAAAGATAAGTGCATCTGAAAATGAAGAATATCGTAAATCTGTAGATCTAGAGTTTAAAACAAAATGGAATGAGCTAGAAAACAGATTATTCAAAGATTTTCAAACACAAACTATAGACAAATTAAAAGATATTGAACAAAAAAATGAAATAAAAATGTCTGAATTGAAAACTGAGAATGAAATTACCTATCATATGCAAATGAATGAAAAAATATTTGAAATTGAAAAGAATTTTGAAAGATTACTTAAAGAAAAATTACGTGAAAATGAATTAAATTATTTTAAAAAGTTAACAGAAAAAAAGAAAGAATACGCTGAAGATTTTAGTTTAAAACTAAAAGAAAAAGAACAACAATTCCAATTAAATATTGAAAATGAAGTTCAGTTATATAAGGACAAGTTAAATCGGGAATATGACCTTAAATTAAACACACAAACAATTGATATTACTGCTGAACTTAATCGCGATTTCAAAAAAAAAATTTTCGAGTTAGAACAAACACATATATATGAAAAACAAGAACTGTCTAAAAATATGGATAAATTACTTGAAACTCATAAAATAGATTTTGAATATAATTTAGAAATAAAAATGAACAAAATATATTTAGAAAAGGTTAAAGCCATGGAAGATGATTTTACTCTTAAATTAGAAGCGTTCGCAAATCAAACTAAATTTGACCTTGAAAATGAGCCAATAATTATAGAAAAAATGAAAGATCTTGAAAGTGATTTTCAATTAAAACATGAAAATTTAACTAAACAATTAGATGATTTATTTAATAACAAAATTCTTGAAAATGAAAAACAATTAATTAATAAGTATGAAAACCTATATTTGGAAAAGAATAATCAACTTGAGATAAAATATTTTAGAAGACTTGCTGAGAAAATTTTAGAATTAGAAACGGACTATAAACACTTAAAAATTTGATATAACAAATAAAAGATAAATATATTATATACATATATTGATTATGTCATCTATGATTTTTTCGAAAAATGATCATTTAATATTAAAGGAATTAGCTAATAGAAAAATTAGACAAAGTAATATTGAATTAGAAGCAGTTATTAAGAGAGACATCAGCACTGAGAAGTTTAAATATTTGGCTAAATGCCTTGATTCTATATATATTTCTGAAAGTCATAATAGTAAAATACAAAATCCAGATATATTGGATATCTTTTTGTATACTACAGATAAAAGAAAAGATAGTTCTATTCGTTATACTTTAACAGGAATTGATAATATTCGCAATTACTGCAAAGTAGATAATTCCGAACATTTTACGAAAATTTATAAAACTAATGTGCAATGGACAGCTCTAGAATTACAAAAGCTCAATCGTGATTTACCACCGAATTACTATCGAAATGATATAATGGTTTTATATATGAATGACCATGACAACCTTCGTTTCAATAGTAAATTAGAAATAGAATTTGATGAAAAGTCAAACAGTTTTAAAGATATTGACGCAGACCAAAAATATCAAAATCTTCAAACTTTTATTCAATCAGTTGGTTGGGAAAATGTAATGAAAACATTTAGGTTTAAAAAGCGCACTTCATATATAACTGGAGATGGGTTTCGTATAGATTTAACAGTTGTAAAATCAAGTAAAAAAAAAATTTCTTCTAATGGAAGAGAAGAATTATTTCAACATAAACTTTTTAGAGAGTCAAATTGCTTAAATGAACAAGAAAATTTTGAAGTAGAAATTGAATATATAGGTAATTCATTAAATGTTGATGAGATTTGTATTGGGTTTAGTAATCATTGTAAATATATAATTTCAAAACTATTCTTTAGAAATAATACTATAATTACATCTTCTGAACGGAGAATTGTTTTAGATGAATATAAAAAATGTGTTTTAAATATGGTAGATGATAGTGTAAGTGTAAATATTAATAAAATAAAAGATATTGTGAAAGAATTATCAAAACCAGTTGAACAACAAAATTTAGATAAATATAATGAAAATTATTCAGTTTATAAGGATCATCGTGAAAGAATTCATAATTTAATTAGTAAAAAGGGTGATTTTAAAGAACAAACAATATTGACATCCTTGGAAAATACGCAAAGAAAAATACAAACACAAACTGGAAGTTATAATTTTAATCAAAATGAAAAAAATAAATTCTTTTACATTCCAAAAGTTGTTTCTATGAATGTAGAGAATATTCATGAAAGCTATCCAAGAAACATTATTAACGGATTTACTGTTACAGATAAAGCGGATGGTGAAACGATGATCTTATTTATAAGCGAAAAAGAGAATAATGCAGTATATATGATTGATAGTAATTTAGAAGTAAATAAAATTGACGCACAACTTAGAGGAAATATAGGTGGAACAATTATTGCTGGAGAATATATTGAAACAAATTCGGAATTTTGGATTTTTGATGCTTACTACTATAAAAAAAACGATATTAGATTTTTACCATTGATAAATAAAGATGCTGATGGTATTATTTTAGATGAAACTCGTATAGGAAAGGTATATAATATAGTGCCTAATATACGAATTACCCAAGGAGATTTTGGTATTCATATTAAAAACTTCTTATATGGTGATGATATATTTAAACTTTCTAATGAAATATGGAAAAATAACCATTTGTTTCCTTATAAATTGGATGGTTTAATATATACGCCACAATTTGAACCCGTGGGGTATGATAGCACAAGATTTGATTATTATACTCAACTTAGAACTGCTTGGTATAGAAACTTAAAATGGAAACCAGCTGAAGAAAATACTATCGATTTTCTTGTAAAATTTGAAAAAGAACGAATTATTATTAATAAAGAACAGAATTTATTTATAGAACGAGATAAAATCAAATATATGTCTGCTATTAATGGCAGTAAATCAGAATTTAAAGCATATAAAACAGTTGAATTATGGTGTGGTTTTAAATCAAGTATAATTAGAAATCCCTGCACTGACAATTCTAATTTACCTTCATCAACTTATATTGAAAAATATATAGACACCCGTTTTACTCCTACTAATCCATACAATGAATTAGCATATATAGCAAATATTCCATGCGAAGATATTAATAATAGTATTTATGGTTTGCATGACCGTGGAAAAATAATGGATAATACAATAGTAGAATTTAGATATAATTTATTAAAAAAATGTCATACAAAAGAAGATGAATTTTTTCGTTGGGAACCACTTAGAACAAGACATGAAAAGACAAATGAATATATTATTGCTCGGAAAAATAAGCAACGAATATTTAAAATATTTAAAAAATATATGGATTTAAAACATGATGTGTCATATAATCAATGGTCTAAAATGGAACAAGAAGAATTATCTGAACTTGAAATTATTTGCTCAAAATATAGATTAACTCAAATTGGTTATAGTAAAGATACAAAAAGTTGGATTTATAAAACATTGAAAAATATTAAAAATAAAGAAATAGTTTCTTCTATTGAAAATGAAATGGATATACCTATATCTATTAGTTTTGGAAATGATTTTAAGGTAGCAAATGATATTTGGAGTTCAATGTATAATCCTATTACAACTGAAATGATATCAACAGGAAATAATATTCCTAAAATCACAGATAAAGAATCACTTTATTATACACGAGAAGTATCTAGAGATAAATCGGCTACATTAAATATGCAGATTTTTCATAATAAAATTATTAAAAATATTGAATTAATTGGTAAAGCGTGCAATATTATCCGAAAAGATTTAAGTCAGGATACCCCTATAAGTTTATTGGATTTAGCAACAGGTCGTGGAGGTGATTTATATAAATGGAGAGATAATAAAATTAATAAAGTTGTCGGTATTGATTTAGTTGATAGTAATATTTATGATACTAAGGATGGGGCGTGTATTCGTTATACTGAATTTAAAAAAAATATGGAAGCATTTAAAGTTGATTTTGTGCCAGATGTATCATTTCTTCAAGGAGATATTACTAAAAATATTTTAGATGGAAGTGCTATGTTAAGTGAGCATTCAAAAGAATTGTATGATTTACTTTGGAATGATCCATCAAATTCACAATATTCATTTACTAAATTCAATATTATATCTATGCAATTTGCAATTCATTATACATTTAAGAATGATACTATGTTAAATAATCTTTTGACAAATATCCGAGAAAATCTAAAACCTGGTGGATTATTTATTGGTTGCTGCTTTGATGGAAATATTGTTTATAATAAACTAAAGGATAAACCCTTTGATGGATACATTGATGGATTTAGTCAGGAACATCTAATATGGCGTATTAGAAAGAAATATGATAATTTAAAAGTTCCTGATAATCTTGATACAGTTAATTCAATTGGTATGCCTATTGATGTTTATTTACATTCAATTGGTAAAACTGTAACAGAATATCTTGTTAATTATGAGTTTCTTAAACGAAAACTAGCTGAAATATATTTAGTTCCAGTAGAAAGCCATCTATTTATAGAAATATATAATAAATATAAAGATCATCCTGAATTTAGTGATTTATTAAGTAATATAGATAAAAATAGTAGTGAAAAGGAATTCAGTGGTATGAATAGATTATTTATATTTCAGAAACAATCCGACATTGTTGTTCAAGTTGATGAGTTATATCGTCAAATACTCATGCATAAATCAAATTCTAAATTTAATAATGCACTTTTAGAAGGTAAATCAAAAAATAATTGGGAAAAAATTATTGGAGTTGTTCAAGAGCTCAATGGTAAAGAAATTTCTGCTGATCTTTCAAAACAATTAGTTGATAAATTAAAGAAAGAAATTTCTGAAAAAAAATTAGTTATTGATACTAAATCAAAAAGCAAATCAGCACTTGTATCAAGCGTTGTTACTTCTTCTAAAGATGAACCGGGTGGAAAAGCTGTAAGTGCGGTTGCTTTAAATGCATTAGATACATCCAAAAGTGAAATGCAATCAGTAGCACAAGATGAATCTATTGCGCAAGCTATTATTGATAAAAAGAAATCAACATTTGTTCGTAATTATAATAAGTTTAAACCAATTATAGAAGATCCTACATTTCCAAAGAAATTACAAAAAACCCAAATTCAGACAGCTCATGATGGTTTAACTAAATTACGAGAACAATATATGCTACAATTTAATACTGAACCAGAATTAAAAGCAGCTATTGATAAAATTGACGAAAGTATATCAAAACTTCAAAAAGAACTAAATAAATAATAAGTTAAATATTTAAAACATAAATAAATATACATTTTATACTACACTATTTTATCATTATGATGTAAATAGTAAGTAATAAACAAATATTGAAAGATAAGTTTAGTGAAATAAATTCTATTATATCCTATATCTAAAATAAATGAAATTACAAAAAAAAACATAAATATTTAAAAACATTTATAATTTTTTCTATTGATTTATAAATGTTTTTTGTTTTAAAATAAAAAATTGAAAAATATATGTAATATTCAAAATGTCAATAAAATATTTAGGAAATAATATGGAAAAAGGAAGGCTCGAACTTATATTAGGACCTATGTTTTCTGGAAAAAGTACCCGAGTAATTGAAATTTCAAATAGATATGAATCTATAGGTAAAAATGTATTAAATATAACACATATTATTGATAATAGATATGGAAATGGTGTGATAAGTAGTCATAATAAAATACAAAAAAAAGCTATTTGCACGGAGAAATTAATGGATTTAATTAAAAGCGAAAATTACATTAAAAGTGAGATTATTTTAATAGAAGAAGGTCAATTCTTTATTGATCTAATTGAATTTGTCAAATTGTCAGTTGATGTAGATAAAAAACATGTTATCGTCGCGGGATTAAATGGTGATTACAAAAGAGAGAGGTTTGGCTTTATACTTGATTTAATACCTATGTCAGAAAATGTTGAATTATTAACTGCATTTTGCAAGAAATGTAATGATGGCACTTTAGCACATTTTACTAAGCGTATTATTTTAGATAAAGATGACCAAACTTTAGTTGGTAGTGATAATATATATATTCCTGTATGTAGATTTCATTATACTCAAACCTAATTTCATTTTACATTCAATTCATGGTATAATTATCTAATTAATTAATTTATAAATATATAATACACCGTGCTTGCTTACAAATTTATCTTTGTATTCTATTAAATTATCATAATTACCTATTACACTTATATAATCGGATGAATTTTCTACATTATAATGACTATTGTAACATAGCCATGTCTTTTGATTTTTAAAAAATAACATGCATAAATTATTGCGATTTGTGATAATTGTTTCTAAACTATAATTAAATCCATTCAAATCAATTATATTTTCATTTGGAACAATGGGTAATTCTTCATAGTATTCAGATTCCCAACTAAGAGTATTTAAATTTTTTCTACCTAATTTACGATTAAAATCAAATATTATTAAGTTTGCATTGTATATTGACATGTTATCTACATTTCTCTCAAATTTTACCGCGGGAGGATTTTCTAATTCTAGTAAATCACTTTCATTTAGATAATTTTCTATAATATGTTCTTCGTCAATCTTAAAAAATACATTTGTTTCTCCTATTTTTTTTGTGTCCCAACCATCCGAAATAACCCAATCTGTATTTACTACATCTATTTGAACAGTCATTAATTCTTGTATTTCAACTTTATTATTTTTATGCCAAGATTTTTCATGATTTCTAATTATAGAACGTTCATAAAATTCATTGCATTTTTCACAATATTTTATTTCTTCTAAACGCCCTGTGTTAACATAATCATCATAATTAACATGTGCATTTCGTGTTAATAAATATTTTAATATGGAACTGTCAATAGAAAATATAACATGTTCTGATAATAATTCTTGTGTAGTTTCATATAATATATTATCAACAATAGGATTTTGAAATATTTTTCCATCTGTTCCACTATAATCTAATATTTCATTTTTATCAATATAATATCGTGTTAGTCTTGTGTAAGATGAATATGTTTTATTAAATAACTTAAAAATATCTTTTATAAAAAACAATGGATAATAATTTATAGTATTATAATATGGTTTATTTAAAAGCTTAATTTTACCAAAAAGACCACGCGTTCTTTCACGAAAATGGGATATATTGATAATATTTCCATCAAGTATTTGTTCTTTATAACTATTTATTTCATCTAAAAAATGTTCTATTTTTTTTTTAAGAGTATTGGGGTCAATTGTATTTGAAAGTGACATAAAGAAATTATCATCTTCGGATATAATCAATATTTGATTAAAGAATGGTTCCAATTCTGAAACAAACATCATCATTAATATGCAATCCAATGAACTGCTTTTTTGATAATGATCAATTTTACCCCATTTTTCCCAAGGGGTTTTCGCTTTAGACATTTGTTTAATTGATAAATCTTTTCTATTTTTTTGACTAATTTGATCTATTAATGAAATAAATGATATCTGCTTTTTAGTTGTTGTTTTTTTTGTAGGATTAGCATAAGATAAAATAAATCTTTTATCTAAAACAGGATTTATTTCTATTTTATCTTTATTATTTATGTTAAATAGTATTTTAGTGTTGTCAATTATAACTTTATTCATTTCATATTTTATAGATTGTGCTATTTTACCTCCTATATTTTGATAATTATATTCATTTTCTATTTTTGTTAATTTGGTCATTCCTAGACGCGCACATTCATCACAGTATTCAAATGAAAAATTAGCATTATACATCTTTATTTTATCAATCATCAACCGTCTTGGTATTTGTAATTCAAATTCGTTTAAAATATCGATATCTAAATGCTCAGACATATGTATCAATTGCTCGTTAAACCATTGTTCTGATATTGGTATTTTTTCTGAATTTAATATAATACTAGGTAAACAGTATTTTGATATATTATTCCAAGTTAATATGGATTTAATCATATAGAAAATACATATATATAATATTGGTTTATTATTTAATTATTATATTTTAAATTTATGTAATGAATATATTTAAATAATAGTTTTAATATTCATTTTTATGTAATATTATTTTAAAAAATTGTTATTATAATTATATTATATATATAGATGGAAAATATTTTCAATAATATAGTAGACATATCAAAAACAACATCCCATATTAGTAATAAACCTGATTTATTTGAAAATATCACTAATATTGTAAATGTAACTCCACAAATTGAAGAAAATTTAACTAGCGGCACTGAAAATCATGATACAGAAATTAATAATAGTTTTTCTTCTAAAGGTAATGAAAATGTTTCACAAAATATACTTAATATTAATTCATTATTGTCTAAAAATATACAAAATCAAAGTGATATTAGTTCAAATTCAAATTATTTTATCCAAGGAGATATAAATAATTTATTATCACATATTAATGATTTGAATGAAAAAATTATTTATTATAATACCTTAGCAAATATAAAAGATAAAGAAAATCAAAAATTGATAGAAGAAAATAAAATTTTAAGAACAAATCTTGAAATAATAAAACGCCGTTTTAACTTAAAATAAAATAGTTTAAAAATATAATTATGTAAAAGAGTAATAGGATGGTTAAAGAATTACAACTTGATAAAATTTTATATTATAAAAAAAAAGATAAATTTGAACTATTTTATGAAAAATATGGTTCTCCACTTTTTATACAACTAAGTAAAGGATACTTAGCTAAAAAAATAGAAGAAAATACTAAATTTATTTGGTTAGGTTATTTTTCAAATTCAATTGAAAAAAATAAAACCTTTCATTATTTAACAAAAATTAAACATTGTATTGAAAAGAATTGCAATATTCTATTAGAAACATTTTTTTATGATAATGGAATTTGCATTCCTTGTCAAAATAAAAAAGGCATTTTACAACTTGAAATATATATTCGACAGAATAACACAATATGGGAAGGTGAACTAATTGAATTTCCTGAAAAATCATATATTATTCCTTTAATTTATATTGAAAATATATTTTTACGAGATAATAAGTGGAGAATAAATATTAAGTTAGTTCAAATATGCGTATTTCCAATATATCAAAAATTTGGTCGATGTGTAATAGATATTGATAATATTGATAATGTAGATAATTCGCAAAGTAAAAACGTAAGGCAAAATTTAAATACTAAATGTATTGAAAATTTTGGTATTAAAGAAGTTGATGAAAATTGTAATTATATCTATATGAAATTATCAGATCATCCATTATATAGTAAATATTTTAAGATGTGCAAAATGGGCATTCCCAAAGGTGCTGTAATTCAAAAAATGCAGACTGAAATAAAGAATATAGATGCAATATCCATTTTAAATAGGCATCCAGAAGATACTGAAAAAATAGAATTAGTTATGATAGAAGAACATATAACTTATAGTCGTTTTTTTAAAATGATTAAATTAGGTGTGCCTAAAGCTGCTGTTGAACAAAAAATGATTTTAGAAGGGATCGACATTTTTTGTTTAGATAAGGGAAAACAATTCATACCAAATATTGAAATAATTAAACCAAAAGAAATATTTTCTGAAATATTATTAAAAAAACTTAAAAAAAAAGAAGATTTTGAAAAAATAAACATAGGTAATAAATCTTGTATAAATTTAAATCAAAATAGTAAAATAAACTTAGATGAAGAACCAAAAAATAATTTTAGAATAAATAATAATATTAATTTAAAAAATAATAATTTAAAAATTGGATTTTCTATGGAAGAATTATTAAATAAAAGAAATTTATTATTTCAATTACAAAAATAATTACAAAATTAATTTATTTATATTTACAAATATATTTACAGATATAATTACAAATTAATTTATTTATATTTACAAATATATTTACAGATATAATTACAAATTAATTTATTTATATTTACAAATATATTTACAGATATAATTACAGATATAATTACAAAAATAATTATAAATAAATTAATTACATTTATTTATAATAATTAAATTAATTATAATTTTTCCAAATTTTTTTTATTTAATAAAAAGTAAGAAACTATCTAAGTATTGTATATTTTAATTTTTTCTTAAACTATAGTATAAAAACAATGACCATTACATCCTTACAATCTTCTGTTTTATTAATGGGATCGTCTTCTAATTATGTATTGAATGCTAATATGCAATATGATTCTGGATCTGTATCAACACTTAAAAAATGGTTAGATACTGATAATATTTTTTCTACAAGAAAAAATAAAACAATTTATGTTATTAAAGCCATTGGTTCTTGGCAAGCAAATGTATCTTATTATAATGCTCAATTCTATGGAAACACTGGCGCTGATAATAACGGTATTACAAACACACAACAATGGAGTGGTTTTGCTACAAACGATTTACGCAGCACAGCATTAAATCTTATTCCTAGAACAAATATTTATGGTAATTTAAGTTCCCATTTATTAAGTGATGCCGGTATTTCTGGATCATTAGTAAATGGATTTCAATATTTAGATAGGGGGGCAAACAGTATTAATGTTAGTGCAAATCTTTATAATTTTAATGGAAAAGGTAATCTTGTAACTAGTAATGGCTTTCCTGCAACTATAAATGGTGTTAATGTTGATACACGAACGGCCCAAGTTAGTTTGTTGTATTCAAATGCTCAAGCACAAACTTATCAATGGAATAGACTTATTAATGCAAATATATCTGGAAATATTCTTGTTAATGCATCTTGTGATCCCTGTGATATTACGGGTAATGCTATCCCTCTTCCTGGTTCTTCTACTTCAGGTAATGCACGCACAAATGAATTATATCGTCATCAATTTGCAGAACGGGGAAATATCAATGCTTCTGGAATTGATCTAAATAATCCAATATATATGGTTCGTTTAGAAAGATTTGGAAGAAATATTAGCATCAATACTCCCGCTTTATCTGGAAATGTATTTTTAACACAATTTACATCTGATTTCTTTAAACATATATCCAGCACTGCTAATGATAATCGTGTATATGCTAATAGTAATAATATCCTTAAAAATATTGAAATTACCGGTAGTGTAGAACAACCTGTTCCATCTATAATTAATGGTTTATATAATCAAAATAATAGCAGTGTTTCTGGTAATATTAGTGCGAATACTAGTATTGTTCCTCCGAATTTTTCAAATGAATTTACAATATCTTTAAATTCCGCTGTTACCAATCCTGACCAAGTTTCAGAATACATAGAACCTATATATGAATATGTAAATGATGGTGATTCTATGAATTTTGTTCAAGGTAATATTATTGATGCTTCTACTGGTGTTTTCTTATTAGGTAATGTTAATATCGGAGCATCATCCGTTGTCAAAAATAATGTTACATATACTTATTCAAATCCAAATAATCATTTTGAAGAAAATTTAAATAATGATACAGGGATAACAGAACCCAATCCTAAAGTAATTACAATATTTGGATCAAATATAAGCCCAGATAATTGGGCAGTAAATAATTTATATAATAATGTTCCAGTTCCTTCAGGACCTCTTGTTCCATCTTGGACACCTGGACAACCTATTGACCTTTATTGTGTTAAAGGTTCTGTTCGTTTAGATAACTTTGTTTTAGGTGCAAATTCAAATATTATATCTGGAAATCCTTATAATATTCTTTCAGTTCCATCATATATTGGTAATGTTGTATTTACTAATAGTAGTATTGTTTTAGATGATAATAATGGAATAAATGGAAATGGTGATCTTTCAACATATAGTTATGGAATTAATAGAACCTTTATACGCAATAATGCTTCCGTTACTTTAATGGCAAATACTGCACCAGAATATCATATATTTGTTTTTGGAAACTCTAAAGAAAATGAACGCGCCGACGTTAGTGTTGGTAATGTGGTTACAAATCAAAATTCATATATGGCAAAAGCTTGGGTTGATAGTGTTTCACCTAAAGTAAGAATTGTATATGATAATTCATTATCTTCAGCATTATCTATTAATGGAACTCTTTCCAAATCATTGCCTTCATATAAAGTTGTATTTGGCAATTGGGTTGGAAAATCAGTTGTTCCTTCACACGTCAAATTTGCTCCAAATTTATCTATTGATGGAATTAGCACTAATAATTCTATGTCTATATCTAATAATTATAATATTTTATCATCTACATTAAATTCAAACCCTCATCTTAAATCACTATGTTTAAATGGTGTATTATATACAGATTACATTGTTGATAATGGTATAGGTTCTAAATGGACAGACCAAGGTAATGTATGTAATCTTAATCCAAGTAATTATACATATAAAACACTATTACCCAAATATGGTAATACACTTGCTAATGGAACAGGTGAAGGGTATTCTGCTATTTCTGATACATTTTTAAATACTCTCGTAAGCTATACAAACGCTCTTAATGATATTCAACCTACTGATGTTCATAAAGTAGTTGTCTATGATCTGCAATATAAAGCATATGTTGATTCTGTTAAAAGACCAGGAACATCCGATATAGATAACACTATGGGATTTTATGATAATAATGGTGTATTTAATAGTATTAATTCTGATGTATTTGTAAATAATAATTATAATTCTGAAGTTAAAGGCAATTTAAGTGCTCAACCTTTCTTAACATTCTGCTATACAGGAATGGTTGATAGTGCACCTAAAGAATCAGTTTATCCTTTCTTCAGTGCAAATGATACACAAGGAAGAATTGCTGCAAATGTTGAAAATGATACAAACTACTTATTCCCTGGTTTTATTTATAAATCAGTTGGTTCAAATTCTCAAGAATTTTATACTTATAAATCTGCACAAGATTGCGATTTTGAAATTAATACAGACACATCGCCTAATGGAATTAGAAATTTTAGAATATATGCATATGATAATGAAAATAAATCTGTTAAAATTGCTTTAGATTCAAATGTTGCTAAGTCTATACCCATTAGACCTATAAAATTAGGAAGAAGGTATATTAGTAATGGTGTTAGTGCTATGAATTGGTATTCATATGTAACTGTATATTTGACAAATGCTGCTGGTAGTAGAGATTACATGGTATTATTATATGCTCTGCAAAACAATAATAATAATCCTAATTCTCAACCTACAGATTTACCTTCAAATGTCAAGGATTATTTACCAGTAACAATTCAAGTAAAACCTGTATCAAGTTGGAACCAAAATAAAGTAAAATTCTCAGTTGCACTTAGAGCATTTGACCAATCCGGAAATATGAAAGAGAGTTATAATTCAAATTCTGATTATAGTGAAGTTGTTGATTTAAACACCTTTTATACTCCTAATAATACAAATGCAGTTGACTCTGTAGTATCTGTTAATATATTCTCACAACCTATAAATAACTTGATTGTAACAATGCAGTATAAAGCATCTACTATAAAGAGTTTAATTACATATTCTAAAAAAGATTATGATCTTAATTCTAATTTAATTGAAGGATCTACACAACAAAAACTTTATGGTATTCCATTTGCAAATAACTTGAATAGCTATATAGCAGATACTAATAATAGTGTTCTACTTAAAATAGCACCTTATACTACAAGATACTATTTAGATGGTATCGGTAGTGCTGTATATGTTGATATGGAAAATACTTCACAATATTCAGAAGGTTTTACACTAAAGGTGTATAAGTCCGTATCATATCAATTATATAGGAATAATGTTATTGTTGGTTCTGGTATAATGTCACGCAGTGCTTATGGCTCTTTAAGTGTAAAAACAGATGATGTTATAACTGAAAATACAACTTCATTAAAAGCAGGTTTTGTTCTTAGTTTTACTCAAAATTTAATTGATTTATGCGCAAGATTACAATATCAGCATGAAAATACTATTCCTAATCAAATGAACCCATTAGAATTTAATATTAATACTTTACCGGATAAATTAAATATCAATGTTGCTTCTTATCGGTCTGATAATAATTCTTATATTCGTGTTGAAAGAGTTGTCTCAAATATTTTAGCAAATAATGATATTAATCTTTCATTGTTGTTTGGTGGGTCATTACCTACAATTAAGTTAAATTCTTTACGAGGCTATCCTTATAATCCAGATTTAAGTAATGGTACCGGATTATCATCCAACAATAATGTTTTTGTGCCTGTAACATTATCAAATGTTCTAAAGGCATGTTTTAGACTTAAAATAGTTCCTGATAACTATTCATTATTCAATACTGCCACTGGGTTAATAATGAATGGAGGCGGTAAGTCAGTTTTTTCAACAAGATTACATCCATCAACTGATATACAAAATGATTTCATACTTAGCTATAATCAAAGAACCGTGTCTTCATTTTTAGTTAATTTGCCTTTAAATACAAATACTAAATTATTGACTATGACAAATTCTGGTTATGGTGTTATTAATTATATTGTAGAAGATTTTTCAGGACACTATAATACTAATAGCGCACTTCAAGAATATACACTTACTCAAACACCTAAAAATACAAATCCATTATCGTCTAATCTTAATCACACGATTAATTTACAAACAGCACAAGTTTTAGCTGCTAATGTTATTATATCAAACGGTAAATATTGCTTTTATATTTCTATGGGTAATAATCAAACTTATTTAGTTAATTTTAAGGATGCAGGTGTATTTCCTACTTCATTTAATCAATCTGTTTCATCATTATTATACACGGGAAGAAGGGTTTTAGTTTTACATACTGCATCTTTTAATAATAATCAAATACGATACAGCGATGTTGTTAATAGTCTTTTTTCATTTGCTAACGCAAGAAATGTATTTGTAGGACAACCAAATGCTGCTTTAGTAAATCGTAGTCATGTTAATACACAATCGTATGCTGTTGTATTATTAAATATCTATAAGACAAATCCAAATGATTATGTATATTATAGAGGACTAAAAGTAAATATAAGTGCATATGCCATAACTAATAGAACATTATCATGGTTTGGAATTTATGTTTATTCTAGTGCATTTTTATCAGACTTAAAATTGAGATATAGATATGGTAATAGTATGGTTCTAGAAACACCTGTAACTGCTACATTTGAAAAATTTGGTAATGTAAATTATGAAACAAATGATGATGAAATTATTAATAAAGTTACTACAGTTCTTAATTCATTTAATATCAAAATGGGATCTACACAATTATTTAAATTATTAGTTAAGGGTGCTTTACCTACAACTAACAGTTTTTTGATAGAAATTAATCCAGCAAAAGCTTATTTTTATGAGGCTATGGATCAAAATAATAACAATATGATTGATATTAATCCAATAGCAAGTTCTATTTGCACACCAAACTATTTATCAGATATTGCATATACTATATCTTCTTCTGGGGCTATTACTAAATATAATAAACCTAGATTTATTGTTGACATGAATAATAGCATTAATTATAATGAAGGTTGGATTTCAGTTTTAGGAACTCATCTTGAATTAAAATTCAGCAATAAATTTTCAGTTGGTTATTCTACAGATTGTTATTTTGTATTTCAAAATAATAATAGTGCTACATTTGATGTATTAGAAATTGCTTCTAACAAACATACTTTAACTGAAAACCAAAATCCACAATTATATCCTTTAACATTAACAGCTGTGCAAAGAAGAAGGTTGCGAATTTCTAATTCATCTCAATGGTGTGTATCTAATAATATCGACCCAGGATGTTTATCTGGTCTAACATTTAAAATAGCTAATAATGCAGTAATTAATGATGGAGATATTGTTAATATTTTTACAGAAAATACTTCAAATAATGCAAATAAACTCCAATGGGAAGTAAAAAATATGCAAAATAATAATACCAAAACAGTAAGTCTTTCGTCTTATGATGAAGAACGATATGCTGAAATTCTTAATAATCAACTTAGATATGATCAAAAAATTGAATAATTTAATTTTGTTTTTAACAAAAATTATATAGAAATATTATTACTATATTTTATTTAAATATAGTAATAGTAATCACTATTGTATATTAATAGATTTATTCTTGTATTAAATTATGATACTATATTTTTAATTTCAGTAATGTGTTGTTTATTATAATTTTTTTAATAATATATATATCATCTAAGGACTGAAAATAACTAAGCACAAATTAATCGTTATAGAGTATTTATATAATTATAAATGAATTATATAAATCGTTATAAAATCGGAATATAAAAATTTGAATAATACATAAGTTATAATACAATTTATACTATAAACTATGTGTGGTATATTTGCTTTCATTTCTCTTCTTAGAAATAAAAAAATAAGTGATATCTATGAGTTATTGGTGGATAATTGCAATAAAATAAAACATAGGGGTCCTGATAATTCACAGTATAAAACATATGATGATAAAATATTTATGGGATTTCATCGTTTGTCTATAAATGATATTAGTGAAAATGGTAATCAACCTTTAATTTTAGATGATGTTATATTAATATGCAATGGTGAAATATATAATCATTTTGAATTAGAAAAACAATTTGATATCACACCAAACAGTCATAGTGATTGTGAAGTAATTCTACACTTATATAAGTTATTTGGAATTAAGAAAACACTTGAATTGATCAGTGGATATTTTGCATTTGTATTGTATGATAGAAAAAATGATAAAGTATTCATTGCAAGAGATCCCATAGGTGTAAGAGCATTATATATTGGTAGGGATACTTATAATAATATAGCTGTATGTAGTGAAATGAAGGGATTGTGTGATTTTATGTCCACAGTTGAACAATTTAAACCTGGTCATTATTTAGATGCCAGTTGTGTATCACCTGTTTCATACTATGATTACCATTATCCACGAATTGAACCATGTGTATTAACTTTGGATGAACAATTAGTTAAAATGCGAGGATTGTTTGAGGATGCAGTATTTAAGCGTTTTATGTTTGAACGCCCTTTCGGTGTATTTTTAAGTGGAGGGTTTGATAGTAGTATTGTTGGTGCTTTAGTCGCAAAGCGAAATGCCCCAGAGCCAATTCATTCATTTTCTATTGGAATGGAAGGTAGCACAGATCTAATTAAAGCTAGAGTTGTTGCAAAACATATAGGATCTATTCATCATGAGGTTATAGTTACAGCAGAAGATATGTTATCTGCTATTAAAACGGTCATAAAACAGACGGAAACATATGACACTACAACAGTGAGGGCAAGCACACCTATGTATTTATTATCTAAATACATTAAGGAAAATACTGATATTGTTGTAGTTTTTAGTGGTGAAGGTAGTGATGAAGCAAGTGGAAGTTATATGTATTTTCACAATGCTCCATCTCAAAGTGATTTTCAAGATGAATGCGTTAGACTTTTAAAGGACTTATGTTATTTTGATTGTCTAAGGTGTGATAAATCAACTGCTGGAAATGGATTGGAAGTGCGTGTTCCTTTTCTTGATAAAGAATTTTTAACAGAATACATGCGTGTTCCAGTTGAATGGAAGGTTCCAGTGAATGGTATGGAAAAATACTTTATAAGAAAGGCATTTGATGGAACAGGTCTTTTGCCTGACGAAATTTTATGGCGTAAAAAAGAAGCATTCAGCGATGGTGTTAGTAGCACTGAGAAATCATGGTATCAAATTATTCAAGATCATATTAATGAAATAATCCCAAATAGTGAATTTGAGGAACAAAAGGACAAATTCGATGTAAATTGTCCTTATTTAAAAGAAAGTTATTATTACCGTAAAGTTTTTGAGGAATATTATCCTGGAAAAGCAAATACAATTCCTTATTACTGGTTGCCTAAATGGTCTGGAGACACTAAAGACCCAAGTGCAAGAGTATTAAATGTTTATAATAAATCAGATCAGTTGTAAATATAAATTGTAATTATCTATTGTAAATATAAATTGTAATTATTTATAAAACATTATTATTTTAATTAAACAAAATAAAATAATAATTATTATTCTGAATATTTTGTAACGAAAGCATTATATCCCCATTGAAGTAATGCTTGGCGTTGCTTTGGCCTACAACTAAACTCTTCACAATTTTTTTTTACTTGACCATAGTGTCTTTTAAATGCTTTCCATCGTTTTATTTGTATTTCATCTAATTCCGGTATTCTTCTACCGATATAATATCTACAATACCATTGAAACCAACCTCGGTTATCAGGATCTCCAGGAATTTGAGGTATCCATCCTTTATTTAACCATACTGATCTTGATTGGCGACTTTTTATAGAAAAACAATTGCAGTCAGGGTTTGGTTCCTCAGGACTTAAAGTACCTGATTTTAATGCATCTTCAAACCATTCTTTTGGGAATTCAAGTATGCAATCATTTATATATTTACCTTCAAATATACCCATTTCTAACATTTCTCCTGGATTAAAGTATGGAATAAATTCAGGATGATCTATTTCACCAATATTTTTACTAAGTGTATAAGTATATCCATTATCCATTTTATTATATGCTTTTATTGTTAAACCTTTTACATATTCTTTAGATGGCCTACTTAAATGTAATAAATTTAACATATCCTGAGTTGATACTATTTTCCTAACTAAAGCAATATTTTTATCCATATTAATTATACTGTTATTCAATTTATTTATTTAAGATAATATAATTATATAATTATAAAATAGACAAGTTATAAATATATAATTAATAACATAAATTATGCATTATCGGTTTCTTTTTTTTTCATCCAGGGATCTATATCTTCAAGAGTATTCATTGTACTTTGCATATTAACAATATTTTGTGTTTCTCCTTCTTCTTTTAACCTTTTTTCTCTATTTAATCGTTCTTCTGTTTTTGCTCTTATTTGCTCTTCTTTCTGCTCTTGATAAAACATATCTCGTTTTGTGCAATTATCTTTATATTTTTGCATTAAAGTATTTAACTCTGGTTCTAAATATTCTTGATTTTCAATACGATCTGGATTAGGGTCCCACGGACACCAATATCCAATTGGACCTACAAATATATTATCATTTTTATATATACGCTGTAAAACTTTTGCTCTAACCTCAGCTTCACGCTGAGTTGCATAATTCCCTCTTGCTTTGAAACCCCGCACAGTTGTTCTATAGTTTTCCATTTCATGAAATCTATTTTCTAACTCTTCTTCTTTTTTAAAAATAAAGTCATCATATAAATCTTTTGTTTTATTGTAATCAAGTTTTGGTTTCTCATCAGCTAGTAAATTGTTTTTAATAAATTCAGTATTATCACTTAAATATTTTAAAAACTCTGACATGATAAATACTTCTTTTTTTTTAAGAACGCTTTCAGGACTTAAAAAAGAAAATACACCATAGGCTTGTCCTGGAACTGCACTATCAACTTCCAAAAAATCTTCAACTGGTTCACTCATTTATATATTTAGTATAAATAACGTCTTCTTTAAGTAATAATTACTATTAAATAATATAATTTCTATATTTTTTTTCTCTTTTTGAAATATAAAGAACTAATATGTCATCACTTGAAACCCCAGCAACAGATATTCAAGAAATGGTTAAACGAACAACTAAATACTTAGTTGAAGGTGGAGCTACAGCAGTAGCTTGCTATTTAGTAGGAAAAAATCGTTTAAATGTTGAAGAAATCCTTCTGATTGCATTAACCGCAGCAGCTGTTTTTGCAATATTAGATATGTTTTCTCCTTCTATAAGCTATGCTGCACGACAAGGTGCAGGCTTTGGCTTAGGCGCAAATATGGTAGGTTTTCCACAATTAGGTGCATTTGGAGGAGCACCAATGCTGTAAGAAGAATATTTAGATACAATTTTATTTATTTAAATATAATTCTACTCAATCTTAGGCTTTATTTCTTGAAATAATAATGATGATATATTTCTCATATTTTTTTGGAAAAGTTTATAACTCCAAAATATCCCCATTGTATATAATACCCCTAATAAAAAATAAGATATTATCATACCATGACTATATATTTCTTCTCTATTTTTAATAATATATCTTGAAAAATATATTACTCTGAAATATGAATACCATATATATTGTATCAATTCAATTAATTTTACAAAATTTGTAGAATAATTGTTTATTTTATTAACATGATATGCAATATATAACATAAAATTAGAATTTTCTAAAATGTAATATATCATTAGTATAAATTCTGCTGAAATATTTTTAGAAGATAGATATAAACCATAAAGTGCAATTATATGATGGATTACATATGGCCCTTGTGCATTAAGCGCAGCTTTTCTTTTTGCAAATTGTAAAATAATATAGATTAAATCATATAAATAAAAACTAGTGCTCAAATTAATTAAGAATGACCTATCACTATAAAATTGGTAGTAAATAACATATACTAAAGCGTGAATAAAATGTAAAATATTTTTACTTATATTTGCACATTGAAATTTGTTTAAACCTGTAAATAACATTTGCCAAAAGGCAAATAAACTTATTATGAAAATATTATTTAACATTTTTATGCTTAAATTATTTTAGGCTTTTATTTTTAAATATATATTGAATTACAAAAATTTAATATGAATTACAAAAATTTAATATGAATTACAAAAAATTTAATATTAAATATTTTATATTAAATATTTATTAATACTTAAAAAAATAATATTATATATAGTTATGAAAGTATATTGCTACATTGATGGGATTATTCTTTCATCCTCTAGTGTTGGACAGTAATATAGTTTGATGACTGAGCTGTCTAATAGGTTTGAAAAAACTGATTTTTAGCGATCATGTATCGCATATTACTAGAGTATATGGCTCATTTAGAAATTGAAACTGGGGTGTAATACAATTATGACCCTAGTTTCAAAATTCATGATAAATGATGTATTTGTGTTTATATTCAGGTGTAGGTTATGATTACACTTGAATTAATTAGTATACTAAAATGCTTAACAATTTAAAAAGTGCTGATATTTGTTATCTATACACCGTTTTTTATTGAGGAATAAGCATATACCCATATATGTAATTAAGAAGTCTGCCAAATAAATTATTAAATATATATATATATATTTAATGATTTACAATATTATCATTATACTTTTATTTTTAGCAATTTCCGAAAATTTAAAAAATGATCTTAATATGATTTATTTTATTCCGTCTGTTGTATTACTTTTGATATATTTAAATACCTCTAAATATGAACATTATGAACATTTTTTATGCAAATTAGAAAATTCTATTACAAATATATTTTCTCCTAACCGTTTTTTTGGTAAAATTAAAAATAAACTTAAATCAAATTACAATAGATATGGACCTAATGCATTAATCAATAATGTAAGAAATAGAACACGAGATAATTTATTAAAAATAAATAAAAATGCTGAAAATATAATTTTAAAAATATAAATATTTTTATAATATATCAAGTTAATATATGAAATCTATCGTATTATTATTATTGCTAACCGGTATTATTATGATAGTAATTGGATATTATAGAGAGTATTCAATATGTCCTAATCCAATTATAGAATATAGATTTATACCAAGAACATTTTATGATGAACAATTAAGCACTCCAAATTTAATTAAACAATTCAGTAGTATTTTTGAAGATGAAAATGTTTGGTTAAAAGATAGAAATATCAAAACGCCTTCTAAGGGGACCAATGAAAATTTTTATACAAAAATTCAATAAATAATTGAAATAATTATTAATAATACACTTCTTATGCATCTATTTTTTTTATAAAATCAAAATAATTTAGATCATAATCATTAATTTCATGATTTACTGATTTATTATAAAGATAAATATTTTCCAAATTAAAATATTCTTTCATTTTTACATCTAAAAAATCATTTAACATATAAAAATCATTATTGTTTTTATCAAATCGCAACATAATACGATATATTTTATTTGATTTATTATAAAAGATTAATGCATCATAATTATTTTTTTCAAATAAATAAATGTAAATATTTTTGTAATTTAATCGCTCGATAATTTCAATAGGTTTATTTGTTTTTTTATCTAAAATACGGACATATGTATAATCATTATAATTATTTACAAATTCTTTTAATTTAGAATTTAATTTATAATTCATTATTATACACTGTTATAAATGTATAGTTTTATATTATAATTTTTTTTTAAGGTTTTGATTTAATATGTTTTATCAAATAAGTTATATAATTTCATTATATAATTAAATTAAGTTTTATCATAGTATATATTCGGTAAAAATATTCTTAAATATATATTTATAAAATTATGTTACTAAATATAAAAAATTGATTTAAATATTTCTTTTATATTTATGTATAAACTAAAAAAATAAATAATAATGGAAAATCTAGATAATGACCAAAAAGATGCAATATTGCGCATGAAAAAAGGTCAAAATGTGTTTTTAACCGGAGGAGGTGGAACAGGCAAATCCTTTGTTTTAGAACATTTCATTACACATATTAAAAGTAAATATAGCGAAGATTGGAAAAAGTATCTAGGCATTACAAGTCTAACTGGGTCAAGTGCTCTTCTTATTGGTGGAACTACAATACACTCTTTTTCAGGAATAGGTGTTAGTAAATTAGATGAAAACCGTATAATAGAAACTGTATCAAAAAGAAAATATATTAAAAATAGATGGAAAGAGCTAAAAACTCTCATTATAGATGAGATATCAATGATGACACCTAGAACTTTTAGACTATTGAATAAATTAGCACAATTTATACGAAAAAACAATCATCCTTTTGGAGGTATCCAAATGATATTTAGTGGTGATTTTTGCCAGTTATCTCCTATATTAGAACAACACCTATTACATACAATGGATTATTGTTTTGAAACACCCGAATGGAAAGAAGCAAATATTTACACTGTGTATTTTAAACAAATACACCGTCAATCCGATATTGAATTTATTGAGACATTACAAAAAATTCGTTTAGGTATATCAGATCAAGAAACAAGTAGTGTTCTAATATCCCGATTTAAAAAATCACTTGACAATAAAAACGGAATTTTACCAACCCAACTTTATCCAACAAGAGATAGTGCGAATAGTGTAAATTGCAAATTTTTAGAAAATTTAAAAAAAATACATCAAACTAAGATGTTCACTTTAAATATTAGTGTTGATCCAATTGAAAATGGTGAAGAAAGAGTATATAATCATGACATTTTAGAACAAAAGATTTTATCACAAACACCTGTTCCGAAAAATATTGAATTATGTAAAGATTTACAAGTTATACTTGTTGTTAATTTATCTATTGATGAAGGTTTAGTAAATGGTAGCAAAGGTGTAATAACAGATTTTGATGATAAAGGATTTCCTATTGTTACATTCTTAAATGGAAAAGTGCGCGTAATTAATCCATATACTTGGGATATTGAGGAAAATGGTATGCTTGTAAAAGCAGTTGGCATACCTCTAATATTAGGTTATGGATGCACAATTCATCGTTCTCAAGGTATGACAATTGAATTAGCTATTATAGATATTGGTAATAATATATTTATGGGAAGCGGTGGCTACGGACAGGTTTACGTTGCACTAAGTAGGGTTAGAAGCTTAGCTGGATTATGTATTCTAAATTTTGATCCTAATAGAATTAAGTGTCATCCTAAAGTTATTCGTTATTATGAAGATCTTGAAAAAGAAATACTTGAAAGAAATAAACAAGTTATATCAGAGCCGAGTAAATATTTAGATTTTACTATTATTGAAGCCTCTCCATCTCAAGCTATAACCATAAAAAAAGTGATAAAGAAATCAAAAGAAGAAATAAAAACTAAACAATTTAATATTCAAACATTTTTCAATACTAGTCTAAATTCGTAATAAATTTTAAATAAATATAATTATTAAAATTTGATATGTGTCTAAACACATAATAAAAACAACATTTTATTTTATATGACGGAAAAAAATTATATTCGTTATTTTTCTGATTTACATTTAGAATTTATTAAACCTAATAAAATAGACGAATTTATAAGCCAAATCTCACCAGGAATGGATCAAATATGTATATTGGCAGGAGATATTGGCAATCCATATCAACAAAATTATGATATTTTTATGAAGTTTATAAGTAAAAATTTTAAAAAAGCATTTGTTATACCCGGTAATCATGAATATTATAATAAAAAAAAGAGATTACAACAAACAAATGAATTTATGAAAATATATTTTGAAAAATTTAATAATATTAGCTTTTTGAATAATAGTTATGAAGTGTATGAAAATATTTGTTATATTGGAACTATATTATGGTCTAAAATTATAAATCCATGCTATGAAATAAATGATATATATCAAATACCTCATTTTACTTGTTCTGAATATAATTCATTAAATACCATATGTATTGAATTTTTAGAAAATACATTAGAAAATAATAGTAATTGTATTGTGATAACTCATCATGTTCCTTCCTATTCATTAATTGATAAAAAATATAAAACAGAACTGATGGAACCTTATAATCAATGGTTTTATTCTGATATGGATACATTAATTAAAAATAAAGGAAATAAAATAAAAGCTTGGTTTTATGGACATACCCATACCCCTTCAAATACTATTATGAATGAAATACCATTTCTATGTAATCCCATTGGATATCCCAGCGAAAATGAAAATATAAATTTTGATTTATCTACTATTATTTAATAGAACATAATTTAAAACTAATTATTTAATACATTTAAATATTTAGTTTTAACTAAATAAGTTATTTTGCTTATATTGACCTATAGAACTCCCAACCAAGATCTAAACATATTTTTTCCCAAATTATATCTTGTTGTTGCAATTTTTCTCTTGATTTTAATAATGGAAAACATGGAAGAAGATGGTCAAGTTCTAATAATTGACAAAATTTATGTAACACATAGCCATACGACAAAAAATTTTGGCGTTCAGTAGGACAATATTTTATAAATGGTATTTGTATTTCTTTAAACATAACACGCAAAGTTTCTTCTTGATTTTTAGTTATATGAGGTGCAGGTATTCCATTTATATGATTTATAATATGTGGTATATGTTCGTAATATTTATTAAGATTTAATTTTCTAAGTATTTCTCTAATTTTAATAGGCTCTATATTTGTCAAATTAGTAATTCTTTCTTTTTTTATTTCATCAAGAATTTTATCATAAACTTCTTTTGGTATATCTGTTGATTCTTTACCTTGAAATTGGCTGACCCATTCATTGCAATAACTATATGTATTTCTACATATATTCGACTATATCTTAAGCATTGTATACTATATTTTATATACAAAACCCACTACCGTTTAGTCTGTGAACCCCTGACTTATTATATCATAATTTAATCATATTTAAATTTATATTAAATTATTAAAATGATAAGTTGTTGGCTGCTGATTATCCAATCCTATTTATTTTACATTTAATATTCTATCACTAGATATATTTTTGTCAAATAGGCTATAAGGAAGTCCCAGCAATTTGATAGTGTCGCAAGATATAAATAATATATCTCACTAGCAGGTTTAGGCACTTATTCTAAATTTGGTCATATTTAGATAAATGATGGTTTCCCAAGTTTAAATTATTGTCCAAACCATAAGACAATATACTCCTGCTGTTCCACTCCAAATGTTAAAGTGGTTAATTCGCTTATATGCAAAATAAGCAATTTCTTTTGGTGGTTCTTTATAACTAGGTTTATCACAATCAATTAATATATATTCTTGTGCTCCACATTTTTGACATATCATTACGCCTTCTGCATTTACAAAATACTTTTGAGCATTACATTTTCGACATATTTCTATATCATCTTCCTTATTTTTATCTGATATATAACGAGTATCTACATAATTCATATATTTGTCCATCATTTCAGTTTTTGTTAAAACTTTACGCTGTTTTGAATTAAACAATTTTTGATTTGAACTCGTTGTATTAGATTTGTTTGATTGATTATCGTTATCATTTTTAAAAAAATCCAATATAGATTTAGATAAGGGGCTTTTATCAATAATAAAAGGAGTTTTTTCAATATCTTGAACTAATACAGGTTCATTACACATATTATAATATTGAAAAAGAATATGTCCAGTATTTAAATAATATAATTGTGGATCCTCTATAGTGCTGATATTTGATATTTCTTTTTCTATTTCTAATAAGCGTTCTTTTAAATCAAATTTCTGATTTAATTGTTCATCAGATATATTTTGATTTGGAATACATTCTATTTTTTTTAATTCATTCTGTATTTTCTGCTGTTCTTTTTGTAATTCTAATTTTCGATTTTTATTCTCATTAAATTTTTTTATTAGTTCTTGATGTTTATTGTCAATATTTACATGTGAATTTATTGTATTTTTTTTTATATTATTTTTATCTTTAAATAACAACATTATTACAGAATTGATATTTTATATATATGAATATTATAATAGTTCTTTTTAAATATAATTTTTATCTAATTTTAATAGAATTTCATATTTATACGCAAAAAAATATAATTTATTCATTTTCGTTAAAATGATATAATTGATTTTTGATAAGAGAATATAATCAGCCTATCATTATGAAAAATATAACTAATTCATCACAACAAAAATTAATTATTGATTTGATTAAAATATCTTTTATATATAGTATGATTAAAGAAGGTTGGAATTTCAGACATATATCTGATAGTGTCTTTGAATTTAAAAAAAGTCGCACTCTTGTAGATGATATTGACCTAAATGAAATATTAAATAAAATTTAAATTAAATTGCGTTTTGTTGAATTTTTTTTCTTTACTATATTATATAATAAAACAAAAATGGGTGGTGGTTTAATGCAACTTGTCGCATATGGTGCTCAAGACATCTATCTTACTGGAAATCCTCAAATCACTTTTTGGAAAGTAATGTACCGTAGACACACTAACTTTTCTATGGAATCTATTGAACAAACCTTTAATGGTGCTGCTGACTGGGGTCGTAAAGTAACTTGCACTATTTCTCGCAATGGTGATCTTATTTCCCGTGTTTACCTTCAAGTTACTCTTCCTAGTGTTACCTGCCTTTCTGGTCAAAGATTTAGATGGCTTAACTGGGTTGGTCACGTTATGATCAAAATGGTTGAAGTTGAAATCGGTGGTCAACGCATTGACCGTCACTATGGTGACTGGCTTCACATTTGGAATGAACTTACACAAACTGCAGGTCACGCTTCTGGTTATGCTTCTATGGTTGGAAATGTTCCTCGTCTTGTTCAACCTGTCAATGGAACATCTTCTGGCAGTGTTAACTCAACCGGTCTTAGTGAAGACTTCGCATTTGGTTCCGCTGATTTGACAGCTACTATGCCTTCTGTTACTTTATATATTCCTCTTGAATTCTGGTTTTGCAGAAACCCTGGTCTTGCTCTTCCTCTTATTGCTCTTCAATATCACGAAGTCAAGATTAACATCGAATTCCGTGATGCTGCAAGCTGCACTTGGAGCACCGGCAATGTTGTTGTTCCCTCTCTTTCTGCTGCATCTCTCTATGTTGATTATGTTTACCTTGACACTGATGAACGTAGACGCTTTGCTCAAGTTTCTCACGAATACCTTATCGAACAATTACAATTCACTGGTGATGAATCCGTTTCATCCACTGCTAATAAAATCAAATTAAACTTCAATCACCCTGTCAAAGAACTTATCTGGGTTGTTCAACCCGATGCCCATGTTTCCAAAGACAGCACTGCAAGTGTTGGTGGTCACCAATGGTTCAACTACACCGATGCCCTTGACTCAAGCGCTCTTTCTGGAACCCCCGGAAACCCTCTTGGTGAAGGATTGACTGGACCCGATAATGGCAATGTCGCAACTACCGCTACTGTAAATTCCCTTGGAAATAATCTCTCTCAAACTATTCAAAGTGGATTTGCTACTAGCAATAGTAACTTTGCTAACTTGGCTCAAGCCAATAACCTTTACAGTGGTCTTGCTGACAGCACTAGCGTTCTTGATCGTGGTGACAACCCCGTTGCATCCTGCAAGCTTCAACTTAATGGACACGACAGATTTTCTGAACGCGGCGGACGCTACTTCAACCTTGTTCAACCCTACCAACACCACAGTAACTGCCCTGCTACCGGTATCAATGTTTATTCTTTTGGTCTTAAACCTGAAGAACACCAACCTTCCGGCACCTGCAATATGTCTCGTATCGACAACGCTACTCTTCAACTTACTCTCACTCAACGCGCTGTTCGCCAAGGAAATGTTGCTCGCTCTTGCAGTGTTCGTGTCTATGCCACTAACTACAACGTTCTTCGTATCATGAGTGGTATGGGTGGTCTTGCCTACAGCAATTAAAAAATTTAGAATTTCTAAATTTGATAATTTTATAATTATTATAATATACTTAAAATAGTATAATATAACATTTATTTGCAACTAATTATTATAATTCCTATATAAATATAATTTAAATTATTTATTTATATATGAACACTATGCAATCTATTGATACATTCAATATTAAAAATAAATGGGATAATGTTCAACCAATTCTAGAATTATTTGCAAATGTAATTAATTACTTAAATGTATCACTTTATCAAGGACAATTTACACATAAACATCAACAGGCTTTTGCAAGATTAAATGAACTGTATGAAGAATTATCACAAAACCCATGTAAATCACCATGTATTGATGATATTCGCGAATTTTATAATAATATTATCTATTTAAAAAATGTTACCGATACAGATGATGGAAATTATTATTACTATTTACGAACTCTTAAAAAATATATGATAGTATAATTATTATTATTTACTATTATATTTTAAGAACTTTAATTGATAAATTCATTTAAATATTTATATAAACCTTAATTTTAATTATTTTCTAGATAAATACCACGATATAACCTCTTCTTTGTATTTAATTTTATCAGTGTCATATAAATTACTTGCAACAGCATTAACAGGATCACTCGTATTTGGAGCATTCATTAAACTTAATATAGATAAACATACAGTATGAATTGTTAAAGCAGGTGTCCAAGCATCTTTTAATATATCTAGACATATATCACCTGTAACAGAATAAACATTTGGATGAAATATTGTTGGAGTAAATTTTACTTTTGGTTCTACAAAAGGATATTCTGGGCTTATAGTAATATCTAAATTATATGATGCAGACACTCCATCCTTTACAAAATGGTATATTGAATCTTCATTTGGCGTTATTGTGCATTTTAAATAATTAATATTTTTGTCATTATAGGTCTCGATCTTAATCGTAGTATCTGTATTATTTTTATGTTCGGCTAATTCTTTTATTAATCGTTTATTATTGTGCATTCTATAATTAAATAATTTTATAAAACAGAATATATTTCAATTTTTTTTATTTATCATTTGTTCAAAAATTAATATACTAAATATAAAAATGTATAAAGGAATATTAATGATTGAAAAATGTAAAGAATTATAAAATAAGATTTTATTTAAAGTTTTTGAATGTAATTATCTATTTTATATTTAAAAATTAATCTATTAAATAGAATTTCATAGAATATAAATATTGATTTGCGTTTATATAAATAATGTAATTTTACCTACTTCTGGATTTTTTTTTGATATGAAAGTTTTCTAATATACTATTAAAAAATTGTTAATAAATCATATAATTTTTTTATTATATATATTATATAATATGCAATTTCGTTCAAAAAAACGTGGTCAATTTAAGCAACATAATCAATTTTTACAGCAACGCACTTCAAGAAAACAAAGACAATCAAGAAAAAACCGCCAATCTAGAAAGCAAAGCGTTCAATTATTTGAACAAGAAGGTGGATTTAATTGGGCACTTTATGAAAACAAAAATAAATCTGTAAAAGAAGTTATTAATAGAAATGAAGAAGCTCATCCTGGAATAAAACAATTATGTAGAAAATTAGGATTTGTTAATTCTCGAGGACATGCATCATTAGATATTTTAGCAGAATTTATAAATGCAAATAGAGAATTATTTGGAGATGAAACATGGTCCTCCCATTTAGGAAGTAAAGAAAAAGCCGAAAAATTGGTAACATTTTTACAACAGACACGTGTATCTGACGCTTGGCAATCTATACGCGGTTCGCAAAATGAAGAAGTCCAACTAGCTTTAGCTCAACCAGGAACTTTAGGACACTCTGTAATTCAACATTTAGCAATAGAAAATGGTGAAATAGATTTAGAAAAAAAGGTTTTAAATCCAAAAGTTCCACTTTTGGAATATATCAAATCATCCCCTCCTTCTCCTAGTTCATCTGCTTTGGTTCCTAGTTCATCTGCTTTGGTTCCCAGAAGATTTGCTTCAGGTCCTAGTTCATCTGCTTTGGTTCCTAGTTCATCTGCTTTGGTTCCTAGTTCATCTGCTTTGGTTCCAAGTTCATCTGCTTTGGTTCCCAGAAGATTTGCTTCAGGTCCTAGTTCATCTGCTTTGGTTCCTAGTTCATCTGCTTTGGTTCCTAGTTCATCTGCTTTGGTTCCTAGTTCAGCCTCTTCAGATTCAACAGTAACAATACCGAATGGCACACTTGCGATCTTAACAGGACTACAGGACAAATTTAGCGAATTTAATGGCCGGCAGGGCATAATTGAAGGTATTAATGAAGGTAAATATGTAGTTCGTTTATTTCAGACAGAAAATGATAAAGTAGAACGATTATTTCAAGTCAAAACAAATAAATTAATATTAGATGTAGTAAAATCTAATGATACTGAGTGTGTTCATGATGACATAGTTAGAGCATTGAGTGTATTAAAATTACCAGAAAGTGCAACTGTTGCAGAAGCTGTTAGAAGTTATAGAAGGTTAGCTTTAGCCACTCACCCAGATCGCCATCCAGAAAAAAGAGATGAATTTGAACAAATCAATAAAGCATTATCTTATGTAAAGAATTGTTTAGGTGCTTAAAATTAAATTTAATATGTATATTTTTTTATTTAAAGATAAAAATTGAATATAAAGATATTGCATTCCTAAATATATATTAATAAAAATGGGAGTTCCCTACTTTTTTAAATATATAACATCAAATTATAATAATTGTGTATTTGAGCGTCTAAATAATAATAAGATTATACTATATTTTGATTTTAATAGTATTATATATGACGCAAAAGCATCACTAACTTATACAAATATTTCCAAAAAAATTGTAATTGAATATCATTTAGTTGAAAAGGTAATTGAAATACTCAATAACAAAATAAATAGTATTGGTTTTGAAAGAATTGATACTATTTATATTGCAATTGATGGTGTAGCACCTATGGCAAAAATGGTTCAACAAAGGCAGCGTCGATATAAAAGTGTTAAAGAAACAGAAATGTTACAAAATTTAAATAAAGAATATAATATTACTTCAGATAAAATAGTTTGGGATACAAATGCTATCACTCCTGGAACTAAATTTATGTCCCGCTTAAATTATGCACTTGAATTTTATGCTACACGTTTAAAAGAGATATTTCCTAATTTAGAATTAATTATAAATAATAGTAATATTCCAGGTGAGGGTGAGCATAAGCTTTTACATCATATGAATGTAAATAAAGATAATCATAAAAACATAAATAAAGTTATTTATGGACTTGATGCAGATTTGATTATTTTAACTATGTTAAGAGGTTATCCAAACACATATTTATTTAGAGAATCAAGTTATTATCCATTTAAGGTAGATGATAATATTGAATACCTTTTCATGGATATTAATAAATTTCGACAAGAAATAATGATTGACTTTGGAATTTCTGATTTACAACATTCAGATGATGCATTTCAGGATTATATATTTTTAACTTTTCTTCTCGGAAATGATTTTATTCCTAATTTATTTATCCTTAAAATACAAAAGGATGGTTTTGAATATATGCGAGATATTTATAAAAATGGACTTAAAAAATATAAACGATTTTTAATAACAGAAAATGGAATTGATCTTGAATTTTTAAGTTTTATTATATATGGTTTGTATAAAAATGAAAATAAATTATTATATGAACAGTCAATTGATATTGCACGATGGAAACCTTTTTTAAACCCTAAATTAAATGAGTATGAACGAAAAAAATCATTAATTACTTTTTATCCATATTATATTAAAGAAAAGGATTGCATACAATTAGGTAATAATGGTTGGGTTGAAAGATTTAATAATTATTGGCTTGGAAGTAATGACCCTAAAATAATTAATAGTGTTGTGAAAAATTATTTAGAAGGTTTAGAATGGATATTAGCATACTATAAAAATGGGTGCAAAAATTGGTTTTGGCATTATAAATTCTCTGTAGCTCCCAATCTTTATAGTCTATATCAAGGAATTGAACATATGCGTAAAGAAACAGCTTATATGAATAATTTAGTAGAAACAAAGCACTTTACAAATATAAAGGCATTAAATGTATATCAATTAATTATGGTTATACCTAAAAAAAGTATTAAAGTAATTCCAAAAGTTTATCGTGATTTATATATAAAACCAGAATTTGCATATTTATTACCCAGTGATTTTAAATTATTAACTTTATTCAAACGATTTTTTCATGAATGTTATGCTATTTTACCAAAAATTGAAACAAACTTATATAATCGTGTAGAAGTATATATAAATAATCATATCTAAAATATAATAATATACTATTATAATATACAATTTCGTATTACTAAGTATGGCTCAAGTATTTAAATTAAATCCTAATCTAGATATTCTCAATAAATTATTAAAAACAATAGGAATTGATGCATTTAAAGAAGAATATAGTTTTCGTAAAAAGGATTTTGAAAAATGGGAAACTATACCTAAAATTCTAGAATTAAAGGATGAATTATCAAAATTCTACTTTCCATGTAAAAGTAAAATATATTTAAATAATATTGATGAACAAAAAGTAGTGACTATTCTACGACAATTTTTAAAAGCACTAAATTTTAGTCTTATTAGTAAGGAAAAATATTCTCATGGTGAGAAATACATATCATATACCTTAACAAGTGCTCACAAAATACATACATCTGAACAAAAGGTTATTTATTGGACATAGTAATTGTCGTTAGTTATAAAAAAAATAATTATATATAAGAAAAAATACAAATATAATTTTTATATATAATCTTCATAATCAATTTTATAATTATTATCAATAATGATTGGTGCAGTAATTTTTTCCTTTTTTGTATGAATAGGAATTAAACTTGGATTTTTTCTACATTCAATAACTTCATTCCAAAATTCTTTAAATATAGGTAATGTATCATTAAACCACTGTTTATCGCGGTAAACAGTGAAACAACTATATTGTTTCAATCCCCACCAAGACAATTCAATATGTATTTCATCTAACATATTATTTTTATTAATTTTATCCTTTTCATTTTCATACCATGAAAAGTATTCATCTGAACTCATATTTAAAGGACTATAAATAACATGTTTTTTTTGTTCTAAATCAAAATATACTATAATAACACCTTTAAATTCATCATTTGATTCAAGAAAATCTTCTAAGCATAAATAATGATTATAGCTACATTCTACAAATTGACATCTCGCTAAGTTTGTAACTTCCATTTGAAATTGTGTTTGAACCCAATAATCTTTTTTTGGAACACCTACAATTTTTCTAGTTTTTGGATTTTTATATTCTACAAGATCACCATCTTCTGTTATTCCATCTGGACTTGCTGCTATAAAGTGATACACCTGATGTTCTATACTTTCAAATTCATATATTTTCTTTTTTATTTTAAAACTATGTATTTCATTAGAAATGGGTTCAAAAAGAGTTCCATGTTCTGTGGCTGCTCCACTACTATTGCTTGTTTCATCTAATGGGTTTGCTTTTGATATTAATAATGATTTTCGCGATCCACCTAAAACAGCATTTGCTTCACTTGCATTAATATGGTTGTGTCTTTTTAATTTCCATTCAATTGATTTCTGCGCACTACTCTTAGGAATATTTAATAATCTGTTTAATTCTTGAATATTATTATTGTGAATGCGACGAGTTATTTTTAAATCAAATCTATTATAATTGTTAAATGTTGGAATAATCATACATATAATCTGGTCAATAACATTTGGATGAAAATCTGATTTACTATATACAAATAATAAAGTATCAATAACATTTTTTGTATAGTCACTTAAATTCCATTTTTCATCCTTTGCTTGATCACGAAAATTTTGCACAGTTTCTATTATATCTTGATCCATATTTTATATTGTTTTTTAATTTATAATGCAGCTACTTTTTAAATAATTATTTATTCATTTTTCAATTTTTTATTGTTTTAAAATTATATTAAAGATTAAGGAAATATAACTATTTTATAATTCAATACTTAATAATTATTTAAAATTTTAATTGATAAATTTATGGATATAATGATTAAAAATATATTTTCTAATAGTATATAAAAAATGGTTAATAGACAAAGTCGTATTCAAAGATTTCGCAATGATCGTCAACAAAGGCGCAGTCGTCAACCTAAAAGACAAAACTATTATGATCAGATCATTTTAAATGGTGGATATGAACAATATTTTACAAACGAACAAGAAGAACAAGAGGAACAACAAAATAGACAACAAAAACAACAAAGACACCATAAAAAAAGTTATCAAAGAAAAAACAGGCAATATCAACAAAATCAAGAGCAACAGGAACATCAACAACAAGAAAATCAACAGCAACAAGAAAATCAACAACAACAACAACAACAACAACAGGGTGGCTTTTTTGCTAAATTATTAAATGGGATAGGTAGTATTGGAAGTTTATTTAAAAAAGTTATTGCCACTCCTGAAAAATGCAGTAATGAGGAAGTTTTACATAAAGGTAAATGTGTAAAAGAGTGTCCAAAAGGAACTTACAAAGATACATCATGTGAAAAGCCAGAATGTGTAAGTGGAAAACCAGAAGATATGTCAAATAAATTGAGAAAAGTGGCTTGTGCCAAAACAAAAGAAGCAAAAAATACATTAAGTAACGCTAAAGCAAAAATCCAAACTGTTGCTGCACCACACTTAGAACAAGCACAAGAAAAATTATCCGCTGCTAAAGAACAAGCACAAGAAAAATTATCCGCTGCTAAAGAACAAGCACAAGAAAAATTATCCGCCGCTAAAGAACAAGCACAAGAAAAATTATCCGCTGCTAAAGAACAAGCACAAGAAAAATTATCCGCCGCTAAAGAACAAGCACAAGAAAAATTATCCGCCGCTAAAGAACAAGCTGAAACCAAATATGCTGAAACGAAAGAAAAAGTTTTAACTAAAGTTGATGCAAAACTGAATGAAATGATTACTGAATCTGAAAAAAAAGATGAATAAAAATATAAATATTGTAAAAATATGATTTTATCTATTTTTAAAATATTTAAATACTTTAAAATTTTATTTATGATACCGTGTAAATGTTATTCTCTAGTAAAAATTTATAATTATATGCATCAAGTGCTTTAATAATTTTCTCTTTGATAGGATTATTAAATAACTCTAAATGAATATAAACCTTATCTTCTAATTCAATATATTTAATTGTTTTTTCAAGACACTGTGCTGCCCAATGTTTGCAAATAGGAGCTAAATCAGATGCAAAAGCCATTAAATAGGATATCTTTAAATGTTGAGTTTCATTATAACTGCGTTCCATATTATACGCTGGTTTTTCCCAAAATATAGTGCATAAATTAATAGCTTGCCAAATACTTCCACACGCTAAAAACTCTCTTATAGGAAATATAAAAATTGTATTATCACTATTTTTAGGTAAATCATATTCTTCACTTTTTATACTTAAACTATATTCTCCACGTTTAAATATTAGAGGGCAATATTTATTTTCAGGTTTAACTTTAATATTTGCAATTTGAAAAGAACTATCCATCTTGATTACTTAATAAACTTCTTGATCATAAATAAAAAATTAAAATAAAGATTTCAATTTTTTATTTATAAATATGCAATTTAAACAAATCTATTATTTCTTTCCAGTTTTAGTATTAGCCTTTTTAGGCTTAATAACTTCGCCATTTTCAAACTCAGCTTTAAAATCTAAGTAGTATTTATCCAATTGTAAATTCAATTCCCGTAATTCATCTAACCAAATATTTTGAATAGATTTTGAAAATAATGTATCATGTTCAAGTTGTTTTTTATCTAATTTTTCTTTTAATTCTAACATCTTTTCCTTAGTGATTGAATATATGGGCATCTGCACTAAATAATCATAACTTGTTTCTTTATTGGATGTATTTGCAAGTTTTAAAAATCCAAGTGTATTGAGTTGAATTTCAACCTCTAGTTTAGTTTTGCCTCTCAATTCTATACTGCCATCAATAATACTTTCTATAAATTTATACTTCTGATTTAATACATCTAATTCATTTTTGTATATTCCAATTAAGTGTTCTTTTCGCTTATTATAAAATTCTAAGCGAACATTGTAAAATTCAATAATTATCTCATACACTGAAATATATTTATGAATTTTAATATCATTATTGTATAAATACATATTACTGTAATTAGTATAGGATGTATCAGTCAATTGGAATAGTTCCTCTATTTTTTTAGTATCATCCTTAATATTTTCTATTTTATCTTTTAATAATTTAACAGTAAAACTAATAATTTTATCTGTTCCATTTTCTGTATAGCTTTTAATAAATTGTTTTTTATTTGCATTTGATTTATCAATAATGTGTTCTTCTAAGAAAATCTTATAATTTTCAATACTTGTTCCAATAGGTATTTCTGAAATTAATATAGTAGTATCATCAATAATTTCAAATTTACCTTTATTTAAGTATTGGTCTTCACCAAACATTTCAATTGTCCCCTTAAATCCATTAAACCAAGGTCTTATATTATTCAATGACTTTCCCTCTAATAGTTGTATAAGAGCATTTACAATATCTTTAGGATTATGCTGAGGAATACTAGTTGAATAACCACTGCCGATTCCTTTGGCTCCATTAACCAAAATCATTGGTATAATAGGAACATAATATACTGGTTCAATCATCATACCATCATCATCTTGATAAGTAACTATGGGTAAATCTTCTTCTCTATATATAAATCTTGTAACCGGATGCAGATAGGTAAATATATACCTAGCACTTGCATGATCTTTACCATTTTGCAATCGTGTTCCAAATTGACCACTTGGAACAAATAATGATAAGTTATTAGAACCGACATAATTTTGAGCCATATTTACAATTGTCGATTGTAATGACACTTCACCATGATGATAACCGGAATGTTCGCTAACATATCCTGAAAATTGTGCAACTTTTATCTCTTTTGTAAGATTTCTCTTAAATGCACTAAATAGAATTTTTCTCTGTCCTGGTTTTAAACCATCAATTACATTAGGAATACTACGAATATTATCGTAATTAGAGAAATGTTTGAAATCTTTATTGAAAAAGTTTTCAAATGGAACATCAGTAATTGCATAATCTAATGTATCTTGAATATTATAATCTTCAAGCCATTTTTTACGATCGTCGGCTCTTTTTTTATTGAATGCAAGATCAATAGAGTGATCGCTTGTATCTGACCATTTATAATTAAGAACTTTAAGATCTTTAAAATACTCTTTAAATTCACTTGCACTAGAAGTCCCTAACCCTTTATAGTATTTATTTTCCCAAGTGTGATAATCTGGTGTAGATTGTTTCCAATTGTTGTAATCGCCAAGATTATAAAAACTATGTTTTTGATTACCTTTGAATACCTTAACAATAGGCGTAAGCATTGTAATAACAAACCCAGATTTTAAAAGAGATGGCCAAAAACTGTGAAAGAAATTAATTAGTAGTCCTTTAATATGACTACCATCAACATCGGAATCGCATAATATCATAAGACTACCATAGCGTAAATCCCAAGTATTTTTATCGGTATATTCTTCATTCATTTTCAAACCTAAAATCTTTTTAATTGCGGAAATTTCTTCATTTTTAATTATCTTTTCAGCATCCTGATCTTTTACATTTAGAAATTTACCACGAAGTGGATAAACACCATAAAATTGCACCATTTCTTGATTAAGACCTGACACAACGGATGCCTTAGCTGAGTCACCCTCAGTTAAAATCAATACACATTGTTTTGAATTAGAGGTTCCTGCCTGAACAGCATCTCTTAATTTAGGCAATCCACGAATAGTTGATTGTTTTTTTCCATCGGATTTTTGTAAATCCTTATTATTTTTTGTTTCAAGACTATTCATTATATTTTCCATAATACCAATCTTTGCAATTTTATCTATAATCTTATCGTCAATGTTAATAGAACTTCCAAACTTTGATACAGGTGTCATTAATGTCTCCTTACTTTGACTATCAAATGATGGATTAACAATAGTGCATTTTAGAAATATAAATAGCTCATTTCGAATAGATGATGGTTTAACTTGCACCTTTTTTTTCTTCTTAATATATTCAACCAGACCATCGCGTATTTGACCTAATACATATTCGACATGTTTTCCCCCTCTAGATGTATTAATTCCATTTACAAAGCTAACCTGCTCAAAATTTGAATTTGTGTTGTATGATACAATAACTTCCCAACGATTATTCAACAATATATGCACTCTTGGATGAACCGATTTATCACCAATATATAAATCTACATATTTTTCAAAACATTTATAGTCAAGTTTCTCACCATTAAACCATACATTAACAGTTTTATCGGTCCAAGCGGATATATCATACACTCTTCGTTCAATAAGACTAATCAAATCACTACTTAATTTTGAAATTCCAAATTTTTCATAGTCTGGAATAAATGATATTTTGGTGTATGGTTTAGAACTATAAGTTGTTATTTTGGGATCAGTTTTATTTGTCATATTGTCTGAAAATGTTTGAACATATTTTAAATTTCGTGTTTTATCAACAGTTTCAACCGTAAATTCTTTAGAGAATATATTTGTAAGCTTTGATCCATAGCCATTTTGACCACCCACAATCTTTTCTTCATTGTCATTATAATTACTACCTGTTAGTAAATGTCCAAAAATCAATTCAGGCACATAAACGCCTATTTCAGTAGTTTGCATTATATGAATACCCTCTCCATCATTAAATATAGTAATACGACCAGTTGTTTCATCAACATCTACTTTTATATTAGATACAGTAAATATTGAATTATCACCGTTATTTTTTCTCATCAATAGGCGTGTATATTGATCAATTGCATTTACTAAAATTTCATCAATAATTTTAATTAAACCAGGAATAGTTTCTATGACTTTTTTAATAATTCTTTTTTCATCTGGATTTGTTTTATCTATGATATAACATTCTTCCGTATTTTTCTCAATAGAACCTATATATGTTGCTGGTCTTTTAAGCACATGTTCTAAATGTGTTAATTTTTGATATATTTGTGATTGTTCTGGCTCCAGTTCTGAAATATCTATATCTAAAGTATTTAATACCGTAGAATTAGTCTTTTCAGTAGATTGCTTTTTAGTCTTTGGCATTTATAATTATGTATAATTCAGTATAATACTTCTTATATCAATTTTTTTAAATAAAAATATGTCTTTTTACATATTTTTATAGATTTATTTAAAAAAAATCTATTATTTCTTTATTATTTATTGTTAAGGAAAAATAATATTTAGTAATTATATAACAAAAACAATAATGTCTAGCTTACTTCAAAACGGTGGTGTTCCTAACCCATTTCCCGAAGAATATCTTCAAGTAATCACTCCTGCAATGGAAAAAAAACTCAATGAAAACAGAAGAAACAAAGCTGAAAAAGCTGCTCTTAAAAATGGTGCTTCTGCTGCTGATGCCAAAGCAGCTGCTGCTGCAGCTCCCACTGTTGACTTAAGTTCTGATAGAAAAACGGTTGTATTTAGCAATGGTGCCAGAGCTGGTTATGCTTTTGCTGATCGTGACGGACAACGCCACGGCAGACTTGTATGGACCACCGTTCAAGGTGCCCCTGCCGAACAATTTGACAGAATTCGCGCTAGATCTCAAAAAGGTGATAAGAAAGGAGCTAAACCTCTTAGTATGAATGCCGCTAAAGCAGCCTTTACTAGATACTGGAAAAACCGTGACTATAAAAGTCCTAAAAGTCGTCAAGCTGCCATGCAAATGGATTTAAATTACGCCGCAAAAGATGAAGATATTGTCACTACAAGCAGATATTTGCGTAATCCCGGCAAATTTGACTATAAAGGTTTCGATGATAGCACAGGTCCTCGCAGTAAATTCTATGACCCTAGAAGAGACCCCAATTCTGATGTCTATGATGCTTCTCTTGGTCCCATGGAATTTCACAGAAGGAAACCTTCTTCCAATCCTCGCACTAAAGAGCAACTTGCTGCCCAATGGCCTGTTGCCGAATTCCCAGAAGATGATGGTAAAGGCAATGTGGTTACAGTAAGACATCGTATTAATAAGGATGGAAGTAGATTTGTAAGAGACCCCTCTCACAAACGCTCTCAAAAGGCTGCCAAAAGATCTGTTAGAAGACCTGGACAATCTGATGCAGATTACGAAGCAGAACTTTCCGCAAAGAATGAAAAAGCTAAAGAAAAACGCGCATCCGTTAGAGCTGCAAGATTAGCTGCCCAAAAAGGTGGATACCAAGAAGACAGCTCTTCTGAATCTGAACAAGAACAAGAACAAGAACAAGAACAAGAACAAAGACAACAAGGTGGTCGCGCTGTTAGCTTGAAAACTGCCGTCAGACTTCTTCGCAGTTATTACAATAACAAATACAACAAAAACTAAATTATTAATCTTTTAAAAGCTTAATTTTATTTTATTGTTGTAATACTATTTTATTATTTGATATCAGTTATCATAATAATAAAATAATCAAAATATTTTATACATTATCATTTATTAATATTGCTAATGGTATTTTCTAATATTGTAATTCGCTTATTCAAATCTAATATTATATTATACATTTGTTCTTTACTATATTGAACATATATTGATTTATCTATTGACAAATTTTTATTTATCAATGAAAATGTATTTAACCAACCATGAATAGTTGATAGTCTAAAAAACACACACATATTTCTATTTTTTTTGCAATAAATACCTATTAATATATTATTTATAAATAATGGACAACCTAGAAGTAAAGATATATCATTATCTATGGATATCATATTATCAATGATATGTGCAATTTTAGTTGTATGTATTTTATTATTTAATTCATATGAAACAGCAATATTTTTTTGCTCACATGATAAATATTTACTCGGGTCTATTATATCAAATTCATAATATTCAGGGTTATTATTATTAAGTTGTAATAGTATAATTATAAAGGCATCTTCAATATTATTGGGATATGCTGTAATATAGGATAAATTTAATTGTTTATCAATATATTTTACATAAAAATTATTTGTAAATCTATTCATTATTTGATATTGATCTTTTTTTACAATTGTAATAAAATAGCTATTCCCTATATAAATAACGTGTGATATTACATTGCTATTATTTTTATTAAATAATTGATATGACAAGTTATCATCAATTATATTTTGTTTATTTTGTAATACATATTTTTCTTCAGAAAAATCTCTTTTAATATTTTTATTATCAAGTAATTCATTTAAATTTATTACTTTTTCATTATCATTATTAATTGATGTAACTCCATTTAAGATGATATCTGCAATATTCATTATATCTCTCTATATATATAAAAATTTGATTTTTACTTAAATATAATTAGTTAATAATAATAAAATGGAAGAACACATTAAATCAATTGAAACTTATTTAGATGAAGTAAATAAAAATAAACCACCATATATTCCAGAAATCATTATTGATGAATCACTTACTGTTAAGCCGGTTATAGATGTAGAAGCTACGACACTTGATATGAAGATACTTCGCAATAGAATGGATAGTGTGTCTATTATACAATACTATAGAGACCTTAAAAATAATAGGATAAAAACAAACGAAAATATCAGTTATGTAGAAACCGAAAAGGATATTAACGATATAATTAATAAGTCAAATCATGATAAACCTTGGAATAAATCCGATAATTACACTAAATTAAAGAAAATAGAAGCATTTGTAAAAAAATTATTAGAACATAAGAAAATTGATTCATATATAACTGTTGAAAATGAACTTAAGACTATGCTATTAGAAAAAAAAATATCAAAAAAAAATATTGAATTTGATAATGAAAATAATATTATTAAAATTAGTAATTATACTTTATAAATCATTACTATGTTATTTTACTATAAAAGTAAAATAATACAGTGATTTTTTAATCCAAATTATTATTTAATTTATAATTTATATAAAAAATCACTTCAGTGCATTTTCCATTTTTTTGTACGCTTCTTTCATTTCTTTAATATTGATTTTACAAGATTCTTCTATACTGCGGAAACTAGTATATGTTAATAAAATAAAAACTACAGCATATATCATAATGAATTTGCTTATAAATATAACTAAATCATTTTTGCTATCAACTAAGTTAAGAAAAGGAGAAATTATGCTTGGAAAATAATCTAGCATCATCATCCATATCATCATAATTGTAAATACAATTATTGCATTTATTCCTGCTTTCTTATTATTTGTAGTTTCGCAAGCAACTTGTGTATTTTGACGATGATACAAAAAGAAAATTAGTGAAATTAATATTGGTATGAGTATATTAAGAACTATATCTACCGGAAATGCTTCCATATCGATAAATAGATAAAATATGTAGGGGAATATAAATGTAATAAAAGGAATTATAAATCCCAATAATAAACTATAAACAAGAAAAATCATATATTATTTCTTTTTATTAATTTTTTTATAGTTTTAAAATATATGAATAATATTAAACCAAATTTAATTGATTTTAATAATTTAGTTAAACTTAACAATATTGGTTTAGAACCTCCAAAAGTTATTATAGAAAATGATATAAAAATCGACAGTTTTTTGTCTTTTTTAAATAAAAAAAATGCAAATTTATTATCATTAGTATTTATTATAATTTTTTTTGTAATTTTATCACTTTTTTTATATTATCGGTTTAAAAACAGGAAAAACAAAGATTTCACAAAGCATCAAACTATAATTCAATTTGTGAGTTCAGTTGATAACCATTTAAATTATAATAAAACATCTATATAATATATAGATATTTAAATTATGTCTAATACTCATTCTAAAAATAAAAATAATATATCGTATAATTTAAATGGTGGCCAAGCGGATTGTAATATTATAGATCCTAAAAAATATAAATTTTGTGATATACCTATAGAAGAACTAACCGATGAACAAAGAATTGAGTGTGACCGCGTAAAAGGTCCTTATCGTTATGAAATTAATCCTAATGATCCTGAAATGTCAAGTACCAAATGTAAAAAAAATGTAGGTGCTATAACATATGAATGTGCAAAAGACCGATTTAACTCATATTATGATTTAAAAAATCAAACCGACTCAGGAAGAATGCGTGGTAAGTTATTTGATGTAAAATATAATAAAAAACCAAGTTTAATTTTATATCCAGGAGAAGCGTGTTCTTCTAAATATTTACATGGAGAAGGTGTAAAAACTTTTGATATTTGGGGTGTTGATGCATTTCCAGAGGATAGTTGCCCTATATTTACTAATGAAAATAGGGTATCTAGTAAGTGTTATAGTGATAATTTTAATAATGAACTAAAATATGGTCCTGAAGTATCTCGTATTATTCAAGATGTATCTGAAAAAAGACTTTATAACCAATATTTTACAGGTAATTCTGAAAATTTAGCCAAAGCAAGAACAAAAAACTGGGAAAATTTTCATAAAAACCCAAAAATTAGAAAGATATCTCCTAAAACAAATGATGAATTCTTAGAATATATGATTGAAAGAAATGTATCAGATGATAGACCTGTTAAAAAGCAACGTGAAAAAAAAAAATTACGACGGACAGTTCCAATTGAACCAATTTTTTCAATAGATAGTGAAGATAATTTAGACAATTCAAGTGAACCTAAGGAAGATTTTTTAGAAAATGTCTCACCGAAGTCTAATTTATCAACAGATATCAAAAATGTTAGCCCAGTTGTATTGCCAAATGTTAGTCCAATGTCATTACCCAATGGAAGCCCCATTGTATTGCCAAATGTTAGTCCAATGTCATTAACTAATCGAAGTCCTGATCAACATGCTGTTTATCATAGTCAAGATGAAGAAAACCAAATGTCAAGTGACTTAGTCGTTGAAGATGATATATCAACTGAAGATGTTGAAAGTGAAATTAATAAAGTTGATGAAGTATTTGAAATACCCGAAATTGAAGACGATGAAAGTATTGACTTTGATGCAATATTTAAACAACCACAAGAAAGAGAATATACCGCTGATATTTTAGAACATGCTAAGAAAGGGATAATATCCGATTATGCAACATTTGAAAATCTTATTGTTATTGATGATATTGTAGGGAGAAAACGAGTGTATTATTTATATAATGCTGATAATAATTTTATTTATGAAATACCAATGAATATTAATGCCTTAATTTCTTTATATGATGTTGAAAGTAAAATCCAAATCGATACATTTCTAAATACTAATCGTCAAGAAATATTTAATAGATTACAAACACCATATTATCCTATAGGTTCTTATTATGGTTCAAATGAGTTTCATTTTTATGAATAGATTTTATGATAAAAATATATATATAAATAATAGTATATATGCTTCTATCAACTATTTTTCAAAAAAATTTTCCATTTTTATATTTTGATGAAGACTTTTTCAATGTTTTTTTACCATTGATCCTTAATCAAATAAACCTTAAAAAAGGTAAACTGAGTAATGAACGCGATGAAAAAAAATATTATAATACTATAATTAAAAACATAAGTGAAGGAGTTGTAATTAATTTTAATGAAATCAATATATTTGAAAATGATATAGACCAATTTGAGAAAGGTATCAAAGATGAAATTAAAAAATTTATACCAGATGAATTACAAGATTTAAATATGGATATATCTATTGAAAATTTTTTGGATGGTAATATAACTATTCTTACTATAAGCGAAACACCTGGATTATACTTAAAAAAATCAGTTTTACCATTCATTTATAAACAAATTCCCTTTCTTCCATTAGATTATTTTAATATTCAAACTAAAGATTTTATTCAATATTGTTTTGATAGTGATATATTTAAAGAAGGTATTATAGATGAAATAGCTGAACGCTTTACAAATATCTTAGAAGGAGAAATTGATGAAGATGGGTTTGATCTATTTTTATTTTGTGCTGAACAATTATTAAAAATTAATATTATTGTAGTAAGTAATAAATTTATTGGATGTGATGATTGTAAAAAATATTTTTTTACAAGTAGCATATCTGAACGTCATATTTACGAAAATCGTCCATGCTATTTTATATATCGGCATATCGATGATACAAATCACATATTATATTATAAAATTGATTTTTTAGATATTAATACTAAAACTATTCTAGAAGATTATCATGATTTTTCAATAAAACGACTAATTCGTAAATATAATGAAAATTACGAATTAAATCAAATACCGCGAGTATCTATTGAACCCACGGATAATGATAGAGAATTACCTATTATACAAATAGAGATTGAAAAAAAAATTATTAAATTACTTTTGGGATCAACATATAATTTATATACTCTAGACCATAAATTGGTCGGAAAAATGGATATAATTGATATGAAAAGCCAAAATGGTATATGTAATATTCATTGGATTGATAAATATCCTCAAAAACTTTTGTAAATATAGTATATAATGAATTATTCTATTGGAAAATTAGTAAATGATATGGAATATATTATTATACCTAACGATAAAATAGAAACAGTATGTCTTTGTGTTGGAATTCGTGTAGGTAGTAATGATGAAAACAATAGAACTAATGGGATTAGCCATCTTTTAGAACATATGTTGTTTAAAGGAAATAAGTTGTTTAAAAGTAAAATAGATTTATATATAGCATTAGATAATATAGGTGCAGTATATAATGCATATACCGATAAAAATATAACTAGCTTTTATGCAAAGTGTCATTATAGTAATTTAAAATCACTAATTGATATTTTTTCTAGCTTAATATGCGAACCTTATATTGAAGAAGCTGATTTAAAAACTGAAAAAAAGATTGTTGTTGAAGAAATTAATAATTCTAAAGAAGAAGCTTTTGATATAATTTATAACCGTTTTTATACTTTACTCTATAAAGATTACCCAATTTCAAAAAGAATTTCGGGTGAACCAACAAATATACTTGAAATAACACGTGATGATGTTTTGTCATATTTACGCCAATTTTATACATCAAATAATATGGTTATTTCTATCGCTGGAAAAATAGAAGGAGATGTGGCATCACTATTAGAAAATAGTAGCTTTTCTAAAGCACCGCATGGAATGGAACATAAATTTAGAGAGGTAATTTCTATAAATTCAAACATTACATCAATTGACTTAGTTCATAGAGGTTTTAAACAAATATTCCTTGGTATAACATTTCCAACAAAAGGTTTATTTGATAAAGATAAATACACAATTAAGCTTATTGATTTAATTTTAAATGGTTCTATGAGTTCTCGTTTATTTTTAGAATTAAGAGAAAGACAGGGACTGGTTTATTCAATTATGACTGATGTGTCTAATTTTGAAGAAGCAGGTATTTATTATTTAATAACAAGTTTTGATCCTACAACTGATAAAATAAATCAGGTATTATCAGCATTATTTATAGAATTTAATAAATTAATAAAAACTAAGATTACTGAAATTGAATTAAATCGTTGGAAGAATTACATAAAAAGTGCATATGTATTAGAATTAGAAAATACATCTGAAATTTGTGATTATTACAGCAGACAGATGCTATTTTTTAGAAATAATATATTGGAATTTCATGAATTATTAAAAAATTTTGAATTAGTAACTATAGATGATATTCAACGAGTTGCTAGTGAATTATTTGATTGGAAAAAAATGAAAGTTGTTTTAGTTGGTGACTATTCTAAAAAATCAAAATTAGGTAATGAAATATATCAAACTATTGTAAATTCTTTTGAACCTAAGGCTGAAAATGGTCTTAATTAAGTTCACCGATAATATATCTATTATACATTAAAATTAGTATAATAGATATAGTATTTTTATATAATATTATAAATATATATAATTAACAAAATGAGAAGTCGTCGTAATAATTTAAAACGCAAATTAAGTAAAAAAAATAATAAACCTGGGTCTATTCAAATGGTAGGGGGCGGAGATTTTGAAACATTAGTAACAGTTTATACAAAAATGAATTTATTAGATAAAAGTCTAAATGATATAATAGATGATATGGAATTACCTGTAAATATTAAATCGAATTTTAAGAAAACAAATTGTATAGCAGTTATTAAAATTGCAGATACTCATAAAAAAATTATCGGTGGAGCTCAAGTATGCTCTAATTTTGATACAACACGTGATTTTTTACAACCCGTAGAAACATATAATGCATTAAAACATCATAAAATACTAACAGATGGGGGTCAGGCTCTTAGTCAATTTCTGCAATCAGCTGGATTGACAACCACTATTGAAAGTGAAATTGGAATTGCTGGTTCCGCTGCTGTAAATTTATTTTTTGGATACGAAACTAATATAGCTAATGATGTGTTTATAAATATATTCCGAAATTTTGGATCTTATGGTCCTAATTTACATCATGTAACATTACATCATCGACAACAATATAGAACTATTAATCAAGGTAGAGGCATTATACACATCGGTTATTCAAAAATTATATGGAGAATGTGTGCTAATTCTACATGTGACACTGTCCAATCAGTACGTCTTCATAACAACCAAAAATGGCATTTTAAAGAAAATAGGTACAGCACTTTTGGCCAACGCGGTCCAAGCTCACCAAATTTTTTTATAAATACGGATATAGAAAATGACCCAGCTCATCCTGTAATACCTTATTATATGCAACTTTTAACTGAAATAAGAAATTTTTTATTACATCGTGTTAATATTAATACTGATCCTCTTTACCAGAATACTGATATAAACTTAAGAAATCGGTTGAAAGATATTTTAGAAAATGTATGTTCTGATATAAATGATGACAGAACAACTTCTCGTGCGAACTATGTTAGATCGCCTATTATGGCAAATCTTGTAGGTTTAAATTATAATGATAGACCTGCAGAAACAAAAATATTTGATTATCCAAGAGAAAATCATACAAATTATAATAATGAAATAAATCGTAATAATTTTAGTATATTAGATATAAATAATAGACCTATAAACCATCCTGTTAATGGTTCTTCTATTGCTCCTTGGCCTGCTGGTGTTGCGTCTGGTCCTGTTTCATCTACTAATATTTAAAAATAATATAATAGATTATTTTATTTTAATGATATATATGGATACTACATTTTGGGGTCCGCCCGCATGGATTTTACTACATACTATAGCATACAATTATGTTCCCAATGAATTAAATAGGGAAACATATCGTTTATTTTTTGAAAATTTACAAAACATATTACCTTGTATATATTGTCGTGCAAGTTACATTGAATATATATCACATGAGCCAATAATATTGTATCTTGATAGTTCAAAAGAATTGTCATTTTGGTTATATAAAATCCATAATTTAGTAAATGATAAATTAAGAAAACAGGGGTTAATTAAATGGAAAGATCCGTCATTTGAAGATGTATATAATCGATACACTGATGCAAATCATACTATTGATAAATGTCAATCTAGATGTAAATCAATTATGGGTTGGAATTTTTTATATTGCATTGCATTTGTTTTTCCTGAAAATGGACGATCAGCCGCTCAAACATCACATTATAATGGTTATTATACTTTTTTTAATACATTATCTAATGTGTTGCCTGAAAAAGGTGGGTATCGCGATATTTATAATCAATATTTACAAACATATTCAATATTAGAATATCTAGAAAGTCGTCAAAAATTAAAAAAATGGATATATAATTTAGAAATTATAGTGAATAATAAACAAAAAGTTAAATGCGATGAATTTATAAAAATAGAAGATGAGATTGAAAATTATAGGGCTGGATGCGACAGTGTAAAAAGTGATTTAAAACCAACTTGTAGGCGTGTTCTAAAAAAATAGATATTTATAAATATACAATTTATAAATAAATATTAATATGTAAATTTATTTGGCGAATATAAAAAATGAAAGTATTATATATGAATGTAATATGGATATATATAAATTAGTTAAGAAAAGAGAAAAAAAACAAGATTATAAAGATGAATTATTTAATAAAATATTACAACAATGTCATAGACGCATTGAATTTTGCAGTAATTCGGGTGATTTATATAGTATTTTTACTATACCTAATTATGTTATTGGATTTCCATTATTTAATAAAGTAGAATGTTGTGAATTTTTAATTAAAAATTTAAATTTAAATGGTTTTAAAGTGCAGTCTTATGCGGATAATTATATTTATATAACTTGGTCTCATGTATATGAAAGTTATAAAGAAAATAAAGAAAAAGATAAAAATTTACTTGAATTACAACTAAACACCGATATAATAACAAATGTAAATACAATTAATAATATTGGATATAATGGAAATGCTACTAATAAAGTTGAAAAAATAAATTCTTTAATTTTAAATCAAAATAATAAATTTAGTTTATTAAAGTAGAAACTTTTAATATAATTATTATAAAATACCATTTTACAAAACAGTGTACTGACCTCTATCCCAGCAGCTATAAACATAATATTCACCATTTTCCATTCCTATGCACATTGATAATGAATTTTTATTAAGTAATCGTTGTATTTCTGCTTGATTATCATCTGGATTGCCACCACCTTCAAAAATAATAAAATTAAAAGAATTGTCCGGGATTTTTTCCAGATATAAACTACTATTAAAATATGCCACGATTGATGGATTTGCAACGAGATCTTTATCCAAAGTGTATGCTTCACGATGATTATGAAGTATGTTATAATCCAGTAAATCACAATCTTCTGTATTTAGATTTATATAATTACTACAATCTAAACGGTGATTTCCACATGCAATAATTAATATTTTTTCACCTCTATAAGGTCGTAAATATAAATATCCATTTTTATCATATTCATCATTAATTACATCAAATGTGTTTTCAATATCAATATCATTAAAATTAAAGCAGTTTTCATCATGTTGTAAATCGCAATCTGGCGTAAATACGACAAATTCACGACTAGATCCTATTTCAAGAGCACTCGCAATAATAAATCTTTTAAGATCATTAGAATATCCCTTTCCATATTGTATTTTAATGTTTTTTTTACGACTTTTTCTAACCATTGTATATAATATATTAATTATAGTTTTTAAAATATTATATTAAGAATATGTATTGATAAATATCAATATTCTATACAAGAATTTATAAAAAAATTTAATAGAATTTCAGTTGAATCTAATATAACTCCATGAAAATTATATTTATGATGCAACTCATGTAATATTGCATCTTTAATAATATTATAATGAGTGCAACCTAATACAACACAATCACATTTTTTTATAAATTCTTCTTGTTTTTTTAATCTTTCCAAAGATTTATTAAAAATAGTATTATCTTCTATTTCTTTAGCTAATAAAGGAAATGATACATATTTGATTTTAATAGTATAATATTTCATTAATCGATAATGCCACTTTATTTTATGTGTTAATGGAGTTGATAAAACTAAGATATTATATTTTTTGTTTTGTTTTATATATAAACACATTGGTATAATTGGCTCATAAATATTAATATTATTAACAATAAAATTATTTTCAAAAAGAATATCTAAAATACATGATGAAATACTATGACATGCTATAATAATTGAATGTATATTTTTGTAAGAAAAATGACTGAGTAAATTAATTATATTATCACGAACATATTTTTTATCATATGTTGTTATCATGTTTTCAAATGGTTTTACAAATTCACAATCAATTTCACTATTTACCAAATTTCTTAATTTTTTAATATAATCTTTTCCTCCTAAGCCAGAATCAATGATTATTAATTTCATTATATAATAATTAATTATAAGATAATTTACAAATGTTCATTGATCTTATAAATAATTAATATATCAATACTAAATTACTACTATATTTAATTATTTTTACCCGAGCAAAACAAAAACAAATATAGCGTATTTTTTTTAAGTATTATCCCATTCAAATTTGTTATCAAATACATAACCATTTTTATCCATTTCATCTGTAAACATTTTTTTTAATTTTGGATAATTAGGCACTTCTTCATATTTTAAAAGGCGACAATATCGAATATATTCAACCATCATAGTTGGAGCTCCTTGACAAATTTCATTAAGAGAAGTTTTATTTTTTTTTTTAAATATTAGATTTGATCTCATCTCTTTGTTATCATGTTGTATATGTTGCCATGGCAATTCTCCTTTAAATAAAAATAAAATCATATATCCTAGAGATTCCAAATCATCTCTACGACTTTGCTCAATACATTTATGATTTCTCATACTACAAAAACGATATGTTCCTGTAAATGATTTTGTATTACGAAATGCGTTAAATTTATAATTTGATATATCAATATATTTTTTACTCAATCCATAGTCAACTAGATAAATCAGCGATTTTGTCGTGTTATTACTTCCAATAAGAAAATTATCAGGTTTTATATCACGATGTATTATACCATTATTATGAATAAACTCTAATCTATCAAGACATTGACATGCTAACATTAAAACAGTTTTTATGCTAAATTTTTTTTGATAATAAGTAAATAATTTATCAATACTTGGTCCTAGATAATCTAATACCATAACATTTTTCTTTGTAATTATTTCTGATACATTATCTTTAGATGGTGGTTCATGTATTGTTGCTTTTCCAAAAAAATAAACATTTGGAATACCCATATGATTTATATTTGTTGTTAATTCGCGATATAAATTATATTCATCAAATAATCTGCTTTTTTTATCTTTTACCGTATTTTCACATTTAATAGCGACAAATTTATTATTGTCATTTACATAACATCCTTTAAAAACATCTCCAAATGCACCTGAACCAACTTTCCGTATAATTTGATATGGAAATATTTTATCAGTCATTAAATATAGATAATAGAATATATAATATAATGTTTTATATATTATTATTTATATAAAACGAATTAAATAACCTATAATATAAAAATACAATAATAAAATTATTATTATATTTTTATATATCATTTATTTTATTATCAATTCCGCAATTTCGTTCTCAAGTGTTTCGATTAATGGAAATACAGTTGTTTTATTATTACTTTGTTCATTAAAAGTATTCATAGTAGCAAAATGCTCGCTTCCTAAATATTTAAATTGTTCTTGTAATCTATTTGAATTAAATGTTGTTAATGCTAACACAAATATAAAGGCAATCAATAATGAAATATTCATAGCATTAGGTAAATCACGACTTGCAACAAAAGCTAAAATAAATATTAACAAAAATTTACCTAATGTTGTATCAAAAAAAGAGACCACAGAGTTAGGTAATTTTGGAGCTAATCTAATTGAGTATAATCCAAAAAATAAAGCTAGACCTGCTACAAATGTTTTATTATCGAAAAGGGGACGCAATACACTATTCAATTGTGAGTTTAATTGATCTATAGAATTTTCCATTTAAAACTATTTATATTATCTTATAATATTTTTTATTCAGTTTTTATTATAATAATATCGTAAAAATGAAAATTAGTATTGGAATGATTGATGATAAAATAAAATAAAATAATATCTGTTTATCTTTTGAATAATCATTTGTAATATTAGTTAAATATATAATTAATATTATGAGTAAATAAATAATTATAGCCAAAGCAGTTCTTCTTTCAAACATTATCTATATACATTATTTAAAGGTTTTAAATCCCCTAGATAATATATTAAGTTTTTTTTCTTCAAGATTAATATAAATGGAAGCAACAGAACACTTTAAAACTTTCCCATTAATAGATGCAGATATGTTTAAGAAACAACTAAAAAACTATTATGTTTTATTTTCTCAACAACAAACAACTGCTAAGCAACCGAAAAAGAAAAAAAAGGATGTTCCAGTAGATGAAGAAATTGTTGTAGCAAAATCTAAATCAAAAAAAAGTGCAACTATTTCTGATGATAGTAAATTACACCAATTTAAAGTAAGCTTCCATAACACTGTAAATGGAGTAATTGAATTTAATCATAATTCAAAAGAATTATCTCTTGAATTTACTGTAAATAATCCAAAGACTAAACAAATGTATAAAGAAATTATTTATTTACCCGTATTATTTGATGTAAAAGAAATACTTACTATTGTCCGAGATATTAAAAATTATATATTTCTAGAATATAGTAAAGGAAAAATAATTGATGAAGACTATAGTAGAGATTTTGACTATTTAGAACTAGATAAATTAGAAAGTGAATTAATATTAATTATTCAAGAATTAAATAAGAATAGAATTGATAATATAAATGCTGAATTAGAGGCAGAAAATGAACTTTTAATTAAATATAGAATTTTAGGAAATCAATTACAGACACATTTACAAAATAGCCGGCAATCACAGCTATATTCACATACACCCGAATATAGAAATGCTATGCTAGAATATCTTATGATTAATCAAACTCTTAATCATGTAAATGATGAAAATGGTCACATTATTGTATATCCAGGTACTAGAGTTATGTTAAATCAAAAACATGGTATTATTACAGAAATTGATCAAGCTGTTGGTATATATCGTATTAAATTTGATGATGTTAGTGATGTTGTAGAAGTGCCTATTCCAAAAAAATCAACTGGTTTGGAAAACGATTTACTTATTTTAGGTTCTGTGCGTAATAATATATCTATTAGTAAAAATCAAAATTTAGACCATTCTATAAATTTAAGTGATCTTTTCAAAAAAATAGAAAATAAAAGAACACTTATTGATGTTTTAGCAATTTTAGATATAGATTTATCTATTTCTGAAATTACAACCCGTCCCAGATTAGAAATATATTCAAATATTCAAGCAACTATGCCCAAAAAAATAATAGTTATTGATAAAATTAATACATTTATTACAGATATAGACTTAAATAAAATTTTTGATAAAAAAAGTCATATTATAATTGGAAAAAATGTGAAGGATACACCCAATAACATGAATATAATTTTACCAAATTGGAGACAACTCTTTTCTATGCATGATACAACTATTTCTTATATTATTGATGATTTTGAGTTTAAAAGTATTAAACATTATCATATTGCTAGCCAATTTTATAATAGGGAAGATCTTAGTGTAAATTTAAAAATGGAATACAATGATTTTTTCATTAAATTTACAAATAATTTTACTGGCTTAAGTTCTCTTAGTAAAATTGATACACATTTATTATATTTATATATTGATAATTATTCCTTTAAAAAACCTATAATTTGGTCTTTAAATGTGGTGAATGGAGATAATTTAGAAAGCATTTATCTTAAAAAAGCATATTATAATAAATTTAGTCAGAATATTGAATTACGACAAGCTTTAATAAATACATATCCAAGAATTATTTATGAAAGAATTGGTAAAAATAAATTGTTAATAAATTATGAACTAATGCTTGTCCGATACTATTTATATAATAATATTACTCCTTATTTTAGCAAATTTAATTATAATGCTTCCATTTTTAAAGAATTTAAAGACAGATTTTCTGAAACAAAAGAATATGAACAAACATTATTGCTTACCGTTTTCCAAAAACATAATGCATATGAAAATAGAGAAAATTTATTTATAAATAGTGATATACTGTATAGTGAATATAACCGATTAGATATTAGTGGAAATACTAATTTTGAAATATTGTCTAAATATTTTCATGAATTATTATTTTCATATAATTCGGTATTTGTCTATGAATTAACTTTAGGTTATATATTAAATGACACTATAACTCATAAATCCATTGATGCATTTATAAAAAAATATGATTTATTCTTAGATGAAAGTAAATGGATATTTGAGTTTTACTATAAGTATATATTGTTTGTGCTAAGCAAAAAACAACAAGTAATAGAAGAAGATTTGGACAAAGAAAAACAACTAAATGAAAAGTATAGAGCATTACAAACAATACTTAGAGCAAATAATTATCTAATTGTTGATACAGCATTAAGATCTACTAAAAGTTTTTTTGATAGTATTATAGAATTTTTAAATAGAAATAAATTTAAACCATTTGATGTTTCTTCTAACAAATATTCATATTGTACTCCCAGCACTTTTAAGAATAAACTATTTAATAAAAAAGAATTTACAATTTATAATGATGCAAATGATTATTTATATTCACTTTTAAATCATTTATATAATTTAAATCAGACTACTGATAAATCATTTGATGAAACTGACTATTTAGAAAAATTGGAAATTTTATCTAGACTTCTATCCATAGATATATTAATTATAAATGAAGCTGGTATCCATAATATTGAAATGAAAGATATAATGATAAAATATCCAAATGGATTGGATAAAATAACTACATATAATAAAGCACGAGGAAGATTAGTATTAGGAAATATAATTGATACTGATTATTTCTTTTCAACAAAACCATATTTTGAGTCACAAGAAAGAATTAATATTAAATATCTAATTGCAACGAATTCAAAATATGTTATTCAAGAAGAAACTTCGGATGATGGTGAGCCTATTCACAATATAATAGGAAAATGGGATCCAGATAATTTAGTATTAGATACCCAAGATACTGAACCAGGTGATAAACTAAATGGTCAAATAGAAATTGAAGATTTCATGCTTTATCGTTTAGGTGAACACACTTATTTTAAGGATCGCGAACTGTATTTTTGAAAATTAGTTCCATATACATCTTGAATTGTGCTTGTATTATTTTTTTTTATTTCATTATCAATATATTTTAAAATATTAAATTGATTGTCAGGAACTTTCACAGGTTTTAAATCCTTTCCATTAGGTATTTTTTTTCCATTAGGTATTTTTTTTCCATTAGGTATTTTTTTTCCAAATGGATCCGAATTTATTACTTGTTGAAAAGTTGTAAAATCTTCCCGAATACGGTTGCTTTTATTTTTAGCAAAATTTTCTGCAATCATTAAGAAACATAAAAATGATAATAAAAAATAAAATATAATATTTAAAATGATATTCTCCATTTTTAATATATATATTTATGGGAGAACAAAATACAGTAGATATTTGTAAATCTGGAACAAATCAATCACCTATTCAATTGGATACTAAAAATGCTAAATCGTGCAATAATAAATGTAAATTACTATTTTATTATAGAAGTAGTAGATGTAATTTGGTAAGAAGTGGTAGATATTTTTATATAGAATATGATAAAGGAAGTCATGTAGTTTATAATGGTGAAGTTTTTGAATTAGAAAAAATATCATTTACAAGTCCAACAAGTCATAAAATTGATAAAACATCGGGTATAATGGAAGCACATCTTTACCATAAATCACCAACAAGTGGGGAAACATTGATTATTGCTATTTTATATGAAGTAAATGAAGCCTCAAGTAAGTCTAAGGTTTTTTTTGATAATTTTATAAATTTTATCCCTAAAACGGATAGTTCTATAACTATAAATATGAACAGTGATTGGGATGCATTTTATATGATACCTGTTCAAAAAAGTTTTTTTACATATACTGGTAGTTTAGTAAATCATCCTTGCACTGAAAATGTAACATGGATTATATTTAGTAATTTCGCAAATGTTAGTGATATGACATATCGGAAAATTACTGGAATAACGGGAGTAAATGCACGACAAATTCAAGATTTAAATAAAAGGGATGTATTTTATAATAGTAATACGTCAAGTCGTAATGGAACAAATCAAGCAAATCCAATATTATGTATGACAGAAAAAGAATTAAAAGAAAGATGTAGTGCTATATCTGAAAAAAAAGAAAATAATTCCAAAATGTATGGTGATACAAAAATACTAATTAGTTTATTAGTTATTATTACATTTTTATTTATTTTAACAGTTGTCATTTTTATTAAATTTGGAGTTTTTGATAAATTAATAGATGCTTTTTATGATTTAATGGCCAATCCTATTGATTTACCAGTTATGCCTAAAAAATAAATTTATAAATAATAGCATCTTAATAAAAAAAATTATATATATTATATAAGATATTAGAAGTATGGAAGGTCTTGATAGTTACATTAATGAAAATCTTTTGTGTGAGGGTGTAGTTCAACATAATGGGGATGGTGAATACTTGGTTAAAGGAAGCATTATGAATGGACCTACTGATGCCTTAGTGACATATTGGGCAGCTAATCCACCTACCTTTTCTACAAGTTATGCTGGTTCATCACTTCCTTATGCTAATCCATTGATGGCATATGAGAATACACCAAATAAAGGATCTGTAAGAGCATATAATGGACAATTTGAATTCCGTGTTAATTATCCAAATTCATATTATGCAGGTTTAGGCACTGTATATGTCAAACCACATGTGAATATTAAAATATGTGAATCTGGTAAAAGCTATAAAATTGAATTGGGTGATGGTGTTCCTTTTAGAACTCTAACATATGCTCCTCCTCCAAACAGTTATCCTAGATATAGTCCTCTTTTTTATAAAGGTAAAGAAACATTACCAGTTAGAACACAAGAACAAATTTTAAGGAGTGCATCGTATCCTGAAAAAAATGTTTATCCAAGTAATTTTTGGGGTCTTAAACCACCTCAATAAACAATTATATACGTTTTATTTGATTATATAAAACATATATAATATATATTATGGTCTATTATTTAGGAATTCTTTATAATAAAAATGATAAACGAATTGAGAACAATAGTCGTGTAAAACTAGTAATGGATTACTTACAGCAATCAAATTCATTAAATTCTATCATATTAACATATTTTGATATTTCAGAAAATTTTGATTTTATACTTCATACTAATTACATTAAAGTTTGGATTTCTGCTAATAATGATATAACCCAGCTTATAGATTTATATTTTGGTAATAATCCACAAACTATATTAATTGCAATATGTGATGACAAATTTACTCAAAAAGACTATACAAATATCATTCATGTCAATAACTCAGATATTGGACAAATGTTACAATTACTGAATATCGTATTTGCTTATATTAGTAAATATGATGAGGATGCAGCAATTACGAATTTGTATGTTTTTTTTGATAATGATAATATTAGTTATGAAAAATATTTTAGATTAAATGAAAATAAATACAATAATAATTTTTTACCTATTACATATTGCAATACAGATAATGCAATTGAATATGGATCAATTATTTCACAAATTTCAATGCATATATCAGAAGGTATTATAACAAATATAAATACATTATTTATCTACTTAATCAGAGATTTTAGTGTATTTTTTAAAATTTATACAACAGTTGAAAATCCGTTATCAATACAATCTGATGTGAACTTAACATCACGTGTTCGGCATATTTGTTCTGCGAATTCATATTTAAATAGTGGT